CTATAAATAAAAAAGAACAAAAAAAGACATCCGAAATGTTCGGATGTCTTTTGGTTGACCGTTGGAGAGTATAGGCGAACTTTTTGACACATCCGAAAGTCCTGAATTATCGTCATTTTCTCCAAGGTCAAGGGCGATGTTTACGGTATCGTCTTTTCCGAAGCTGTTAAACACCAGCTTCAAATGGTCATCATCGTAGACATAAACGGCTATCAAGAAAGCATTGAATAATTTTTCTTGATATGCCCGGTCATGAACATTTCCATGCCTGAAAGCCAACAGGCTGGAAATGAGATCTTTACGGTCAACGTGGACGATTTCCTCTTTGGCAAGTGCCAACTTCGATTTCAAGTCGGTCTGCTGCCGTTCGAGTTCGATAAGCCTGTCGCGGGTCGTTTCAGTGATAACGCCCATCTCAATGGCTTTCATCACGTTCGAGATAGAAGACTGCACAGCAGAGAGATCGTTTTCAATCGAGTCAATCTGGAGCTTTCTGTCCTCGTCCTCCCAGTAAGCAATAGTCTGGTCGGTGATCCACTCGATTGCGTCATCTGTCAGACAATATTGCTTGATGGCCTGTGCCACCGCTGGCTCGACAACATCCCGGCGGATATTCTTCTTGTCGCAGGTATGGCCGACACGTCTATTCTGACAGGCGTAGTAATGATGCACATCCCCGGTCTTTGACCTGCCGGACATTCCGATCATGTAGCCGCCGCACTTCCCACACCGCAGTTTTCCAGTCAAGAGGTAATCTTCATCGCTGGGGCAGTGGTGCCTATTTTTGCTTTTTTTCACCTTGAGAACCTCCTGCACCTTGTACCACAAAACATCGTCAACGATAGGCGGGATGCCTCCCTCGATGCGGGTATCGCCGTATATGTAAATTCCACGGTATCGCTCGTTACGGCACAGAACCTTGAAGCTGCTTTTGTTCCATTCGCTGCCGGACTGCGTTTTTATCCCTCGGCGGTTCAAATCGCGGGCAATGTCCATAAACATTTCGCCAGAAGCAATACGAGTGTAAATCTCCCGGACGATTGCTGCTGCGGGTTCATCAACAACAACCTTGCCATCTTCGCCACGCTTGTAGCCCAGCGGCTGCCGGCCATTCGCCATGCACTTGCTGGCGTTGTCCATCAGGCCACGGCGCACATCTTCGGCCAAGTTGTCCGAGTAGAACTGGTTGACGTTCATCATACTGCGCAAGGCAAAACGCCCAGCGGCCGAATCGTCAAAATCCTCCTCGGCGTAGAACACCTTTACACCGCAATCCATCAGGCGGGATTCATTGACCATGGCCTGCATCATGTTTCGACCCATGCGGTTGGACTTCCACGCCAAGACATATTGAAACTTTCCGTCCTCGGCATCTCGCATCATCCGTTGAAACGCCGGACGGTTGTCGGTGCGGCCGCTGATCGCGCGGTCTTCGTAGGTGTCGGTGATGGTCAGCCCAAGTTCTGCAGCGTGTTTCCGGCAGGCCTCAATCTGCTGTTCGATGGAAACATCCCTTTGGTTATGGGACGAGTAGCGGGCATAGATGATGGCGTTGCCCCCGGCGGGCTTCTTCTTTTTTGCCATTATCCAACACCACCCACATCAAAACGGTAGATGCCATTGTCATCCGCAAACGGAATTGGCTTTCCATTCCACATTCCGAGGGCTTCTAGTTCCGGCATAAGTTCAAACCATTGCTGTTCTGAAATGATTGGAATGTTTAGGGCGGCAGCTCTGTCGATTTTCTTTTGCATCGGGTCACTGCACACGATTAAAAGACCGGTCTTCTTTGACACGCTCATGTCTGCGGCCAGACCATACGCTGAAAAAATATCAAGAAAATCCGTCCGGCTCCTCAACATGGCGGGATTCCCTGTCACATAGACATTCCTAAAATCTTGCAAGTGAAGTGCAATTTCTTTCAAATCCATAAGAAATCACCTATTCCGTTACGTTTTTACCCTGCACGTTGCCAGTTGTAGTCAAAATCATAATTATTCATCGTATTCTGGCATTATTTTACAAACGGCTGAAAACCGTATGTTATTCTGGTATAATCAGATAAACTGCTGGCAGTAATTTTACAGAAAGGAGCGGAATATTATGGACGTTTCCATCGATTCCGATGATGTCCGAGAGCAGCTTCGCGCCATGCTGGCACTTGAACTGTTCTTGCATCTGTCAGCAGAAGATCAAGAACGTGTCATTGCTTTTCTAAAAAGCCTTTCATAACATATAGAACGGCCTTTTTCTGCTCGGTGCTGAGCTGATTAAATAGTTCGACGAACTCTTTGCTGCGCTCATCCTCTTCCATGGGGATGGGCGCAGTTTTTCTTTCCATGGGAACATCGTATCCCATCAGCCATACCTCTGAAACATCAAGGGCTAATCCCAAGATGGTTAGCTTATCTTGCCGAGGAACGATTTTCCCTGAAACATATTGGGTCAAAGCGGTTTTTCCAAGATTGACACCGTAAGCGCGGCAGTACGGCTCTGCAAGCCTCAAAACATCAACCTGTTTCAGACCTCTGATATTCATAGCTTCTTGCAGACGTTCTGCGGTCGTTGATGGCTTCATTTGGTTCACCTCCGGTATGGTTACATCATATCATGGTATAAACAAAAGTTCAAGTATTCCAGCCCAAAAGTTCAAAAAAAGTGAATTTTTGTATTGACAAGGAGAAATCGTTATGGTAAAGTGTGAACAGTTCAGTTAAACTGAACCGAACGGAAAAGAGGTGAAAACGATGCAGAGAAGCTATAACAAGCTGCTGGGCCGAATCGTTGAGATTTTCGGAACCAGAGGGGCATTTGGCAAGAGTATGGGATGGTCGGACCGCACCACCTCTCTCAAACTCAACGGTAAGGTTGACTGGAAACAGGACGAAATCGAAGCTGCGTGTCAGGCACTAAAAATCGAAGTGTCGGACATCCCAGATTATTTTTTTGCCCTGTAAGTTCAGTTAAACTGAACAACGGAGGTTCACATGGATAGTATTCCACACATCCACTTGGATGAAATCAGCCCTGAAACTGCCAAAATGCTGGCACGAGGCTGCAAGCAACTCTATCTCAACATCATTGCCATGCCGAATGGGCGGGCGATATTGGATGCCGAGTGGGAGGCCTACCAGCAGAGAAAGAAAGGAGAGAATAAGAATGATTAAGATTCTGATGGCCATGTACGGCATCACCGCAGAACAAGCAGCAGCCCGGCTCCCGGCGGCGCAGTTCGTTCTGACTGCCGCCATTGCAGCTCTGTTCGTCTGGCTGGACAGCAACGGTGCATTGGACGGTGTAGGCCGCTGGATGGGCCGGAAGCTGCGGGAGGTGCTGGATGCTGTATCCGAGGACTGATGCGGAGGCTGGCTACCCTGACCCTCCCGTGTGCCCCCTCTGCCACCAGAGGTGCGATACCGTCTACCGCACCGATGATGGCACAATCGTTGGCTGTGACCGCTGCTTAGAGGCCGCAGACGCATGGGAAGTCAATGAATGCTTCCCGGAAAAGGAGTAATCGTATGAAAAAAATCAAAGTCAAGCTGACATTTGTTGAGCCCGTGCTTGGCACATGGCCCAGCAACCAGAACATTGCCCGCGAGTTCATTGCCAGCAAGTCCCCGGATGCCGCAACCGTTGAGGATGAAGTGGCTGCGCTGGGTGCAGATGCCGTGGCTGACAAGGGCATGACGGTGTTCCCTCGCAACGAAAAGGGCGAGCCTGTTTTGTATGACTATCAGGTCAAGGGTTTCTTCAAGGATTCCTGCGGTATGCTCTCCAGAATCGGCGGTAAGACCGAAACTGGCAAGAAAAAGGCCGTGAACGAATCCGGCAAGATCACTGCCTACAAAAAGGTTATTGATGGCCTGATTTTCGTTCAGCCGCGCATGATTCCCATTCATTTCAATGGCGAAATGACCGAGTGCCAACGTCCGCTTCGCGCCCAAACCGCACAGGGCGAGCGTGTAAGCCTTGCGAACAGTGAGCAAATCCCTGCTGGCTCCACTTGTGAGTTTGAAATTCTGCTGATGGACGATTCTCACGAAAAGGCTGTTTTGGAATGGCTGAACTATGGCGCCCTGCGCGGTATCGGCCAGTGGCGTAATTCCGGCAAAGGCCGTTTCTCCTATGAAATCACCGAGTAATGCGATGGCGTGGTTTAGCCACGAACTGTAACGCCTTGCAGTGGCAGAGCATCGACATGATTTGTGCTGCAACTGCATAGCACCGTTTCGAGTAGAAGTGCTACGGCATAGCTTCGTACAGAGGCGATAAGCCTTGCAAAGGCCAAGCTTGGCGAGGACTTGCTTAGCTAAGGCATTGCCTAGAGAGGCAGGGCGCGGCAAGGGCAAAGAGAAGCATGGTATAGCAAGGGCTAAGCGGCCCACAGCATTGAAAGGCGCAGCCATGGCATAGCGCAGCCTAAGACAGGCAGCGCACCGCAATGGCACTGAAACGCTATGAAAAGCAGTGGCGAGGCCCTGAGAAGAATTGCGAAGGCAAAGCAACTCAAGGAGAGGCGGCTCTGCGCGTAGCAATGGCATTGCTCAGTACGGCAGGGCGCGGCACCGCAAGGGCGTAGTAATGACTAGCTGTGACAAGAAATGCAAGGGCGAAGAAAAGCAACTGCAATGCGAAGAAATTCATTTACGCTTGATTTTGCCTACAAACAGAAAGGAGTGATTTTATGAAAGGATTGGTATTCGACACCGAAAATCGGATTCAGTTCAAGGACTTCAGCGAACCGCTGCTGGACAGCCTCCAGAAAGAAGTCAGCGGCTACATCGAGGTGGTTCATCCCAAGTATCTGCCGGAAGGGCTGTGCATGGTGGTCGATGACGAGGGGCGATTGAAAGGCTCTGCCATCAATAACATTGCCAGCGTCCTCTACGGTACGCCGGAACACGGCCAGCCTATCGTGGGCAACGCTGTGATTCTCCGCGAGGGCTTTGTAGCTGGCGAACGCGACTTTGTGAGCCTGACCGAAGATGATGAAACAGGCCTGATACTTATGCTCTTTGCACTCGGCATCAGCATCAAGGACGAAAGCGAGGCCGAGTGATGGATCTGGAAAAATTCTACTTCACCTACGGCTCTGATGATGTACAGCCGTACTGCGGAGGATGGACGGTGGTCTGGGCACCCAACTACCACATGGCGTGTCAGGCGTTCCGGGCAGTCCACCCTGATCGCATTCCCAATGTTCTCAACTGCGCCAGCGTGTATAGCGCAAAGGAGTTCGAGAAAACCAAGATGTTCGGCTCGGAGGGCAACTTCGGCTGCCGCTGCCGGGAAACCATCACGCTGAACATCGCTGTCAGCAAGACCGAGGAGGTGATTTTTTGAAAATAAGAGGTAAAAAGCTGACCCGCCGCCAGAAAGAAGCTCTCTCTGCACAGGGATGGGACTTCCGCCTGTATCTCTGCGTCCGGGATACCCCGGACTTCATGGAGCTGGTCAACCGCACCACCGGCAAGTACGTCATGTTCCGCAAGTAAACCCGCAAACTGAAAAGGAGTAAACATTATGATTCGCAATCCCAACGACATTCAGGACGGCGCAAAGAAGATTCGGATGCTCATTGCTGGCTACCCCGGCATCGGCAAGTCCACGTTAGCTCTGTCCGCCCCCCGCCCGCTGCACATCGACTGTGACTTCGGTATTGACCGTATCGAGCCTCGCTACCGTATGCCGTACATCCAGCCCCGCAGCTATGACGAGATCCTGAACGACCTGAAGCCGGAGAACCTCAACGACTTCGAGACGCTGGTATTCGATACCGCCGGCAAGCTGATTTCCTTGATGGGTCTGTGGGCTATCAAGCAGAACCCCAAGTACGGTCAGCGTGATGGCAGCCTGTCCCTCAAGGGCTATGGCTTTGTAGGCCGTGAATTCGTCCGGCTGATGGACTACTGCTTCTACGAGCTGAAAAAGAACATCGTTGTCGTGTTCCATGCCACTGAGGAAAAGGACGGCGACAACACCCGCCTCCGCATCAAGGTTGAAGGCCAGACCAAGAACAACGTCTGGGAACCCATGGATCTGGGCGGTTTCGTGGAGATGTACGGCAACGACCGCACCATCGGCTTCTCCAACTGTGAGCGGTATTTCGCCAAGGGCACCCGCGGCATCCACGGCGTTTATAAGATTCCCGCCCTTGGCCCTGGCAGCCAGAATGACTTCCTGACCAAGCTGTTCGAGGAATATAACAGCAAGGCCGCTGAGGAAGTGGCTGCAAACGCCAAGGAAAACGAGGCGTACGAACAGGTTATGCAGGAGGGCAGCAAAATCATTGCTGGCATCAAGGATGCAGACACCGTCAACGCCGCTATGCAGCCGTTCAAGAACTTGCAGCATCACCTGACTTCCAGCCGGGAACTGAACGCTATGTGGAAAGCCAAAATCGCAGCCCTCGGTTTGGTATTCGATTCCACCGAAGTCAAGTATGTTCCTAAGCCCACAGAGGAGGCACAGTAAATGGCTGCATACCTCATTACTCACTCGCTGCTGTCCTCGTGGCTGCACCTTATCCGGGAAAATCCCTACGAGGATTTGACCACCGAGGGTGACCCTCTGGCGGAATTCATGCTGGTGCTGAAACGTGAGCCTACACCTCGCACCGAGGCCATGCAGAACGGCATCGACTTTGAGAACCTCGTGACTGCCATTGTCAACGGCCACGATGACCCCAACAATCCGTGGAGCTGGGCTGCCGGGCAGATTGCTGCCATCATCAATGGTGGACAGCTGCAGTTCAAAGCCCGCCGGAAGATTCAGGTGCGGGGCATGGATGTGTTTCTGTATGGCCGCCTCGATGCCCTGAAAGCTGGCACCATCTATGACATCAAATTCAGCAAGGGCTACGAGCGCGGAAAGTTCTATTCCAGCACCCAGCACCCAACCTATATGCTGCTCATCCCGGAAGCGCAGACGTTTTCCTACCTCGTCAGCAACGGCATGGACGTTTGGACGGAGTGCTACCGCAGGGATGAAACGCCGGATATTTGCCCCATCATTTCGGACTTCTTCGACTGGTTGGATGCTTTCGGTCTGATGAACGTGTTCAAGGAGCACTGGAAAGCTTTATGACCGGGCGGCTGGTGGATATGAGTTTCAGCCTGAACCGCAAGCAGCGTATCACGCTGGAAGTTGATTCTGATTTCCGAAGTCTGTGGGACAAGCTGAATCAGGAGCCGCTGCTGGACATTGAAATCAAGAAACACCGCAACAAGCGCAGCCACAGTGCAAACGCCTACTTCCATGTTCTGGTCAACAAGATCGCCGCCGAAACTGGCGAATCGGATGACCTTGTGAAAGAGCGGCTGGTTGTGGCCTACGGCACAGTTGCGAGGGACAAGGATGGCTGCACCGTGGGCTTCAAACTTCCGGTCAGCGTGGATGTTCACGACCTCTACAAATACACCCGCTGCTTTGATGTGCGGGAAGAGGACGGAAAATGGTTCAACTGCTACTTGGTTTACAAGGACACCAGCAAGATGGACACGAAAGAATTTTCACACCTGATTGACGGTGCGATTGATGAAGCCAAGGCTCTGGGAATCGAGACGGATACCCCGGAGCAGTTGGCCCGGTACAAGGAGGAATGGTCACGATGAAAGGCCGAATCGTCATCTGCGACTACTGCGGAACGCCCGCAGACTTCGTAGACAGTTCGGTGGTTTACCACGGCCACAGCTTCGGCATGATTTACCTCTGCCCTCGCTGCGGTGCCTATGTCGGCGTACACAAGGGGTCTGACAAACCCCTTGGCCGCTTGGCAAATTCGGAGTTGCGCAACTGGAAAAAGGCAGCTCATGCAGCATTTGACCCGCTCTGGAAATACGGTCCCTACCGTGGCCGCCGGAATGAGGCCTACCGCTGGCTGTCCGAGAAGATGGGCACCCCGATTGAATTTACGCATATTGGAATGTTCGATGTGGACCAGTGCCGCAAGGTGGTCAGCATCATGCGAGAAGAAAGGAGCCAGTTATGGCGGACACAGCTTTAAGCAGAACAGCATCAGTTACTATTCCCTTGGATGAATACAACCGACTGCTGACAGCGGAAATTGAATTGAAAATCATCTATGGCAGAGTCAACCTCTGCGCCTATTACGACATCGGTTCCTTTGTGACCGCAATGCGCGACTTGCTTCATCCGGCTTGCCACCCTGAAATTCAGGAGGCTCCCAATGCTGAATAATTGCACATTTCAGGGCCGCTTCGCTGCTGATCCTGAAATGCGGACCACACAGAGCGGCCTGACAGTTGCCAGCTTTCGCATGGCCGTTGACCGGGATAATGTCGGTCAGGATGGCCGGCGGGCTACCGATTGGCTGAATTTCGTGGCATGGCGTAAAACGGCAGAGTTCGTTTGCCAGTATTTCCGCAAGGGCAGCACGGCTCTTGTGGAGTGCCAGTGCCAGACCCGCTCCTACGAAGACAAGAACGGTCAGAAGCGCACCGCCACCGAGTTTGTGGTCCAGAAGATTCACTTTTGCGGCCCAAAAACGGAGCAGCGAGTGGATGATGGCGGTGAGGCACCACCGCCGGGCTACCAGCAGCCGCCCTATCAGAATCAGCAGACGCAGCAGATGGGCTTCAACACCCAGAGCCAGCGGCAGCAGCGGCAGCAGAGTGCCCCGGCGGGTCAGCAGCCCGGCTACTCGCAGGGTAATCCCGATGATTTCTCCGAAATCGATGACACGGATGACTTGCCGTTCTAAGGAGGTCTGATAATGGCAACTGGCAAGAGGTTTTACTGGATAAAACTCAAGGATTCGTTCATGAATTCGGAAGTGGTCGATTTCTTGATGAGCCAGCCAAACGGTGCCAACTACGTTGTTCTCTATCAGATGCTCTGTCTCAAAACCATCAATACGGGCGGCCGCCTTACTTGTCAGATAGGCGATATCATTATTCCTTTCGACATCGAAAAGATTCAGCGTGACTGCAAATGGTTTTCGCTGGACACCGTCCGCATTGCTCTTGGGCTCTATAAACAGCTTGGTCTTATTTACGAAGACCGAGATGGAACGCTGGTTCTCGTAAACCATGCCGAGATGGTTGGAAGCGAAACCGACTGGGCAGCAAAAAAGCGCAGACAAGCACTTCAAGCTGCAAATTCTCTCCCAGCAGCTGGGGAAAGTACTGGGGATACCGCTGGGGAAAATTTCCCCATAGAGATAAGAGATAAGAGAATAGAGATTAGAGATAAAGAGATAAGAGGTAGAGATAACGGTAGTCCGGCTGTCGATGCCGGACTGGCAGAGATCATCGGCTCTTACGAGGAGAACATCGGCAGCTTCCCACCGGCTGCAAGGGACACCCTGATGGGCTGGCGGGAGATTTTCGCGGATGACCTCATTCTGCTGGCCATCAAAAAAGCTGCTCTGTCCGGCGTTCGCAAGTGGAACTACATCAACGGCATTTTGAAGGCATGGAAAAACGAGGGCGTGAAAACCCTTGGTGATGTGCAAGCCCGTGACCAGCGGCGTAAGCCCCCGGCGGGTCAGCAGCCAAAGCGTTCTGCTGCCGATGACTACGATGAAATTTTCGGAGAACTTTTAGGAGGCTCTACAACATGACTGATACGAAATTGCGTGAGCTGCTGGTGGTCATCGATGACCACTACGGCCGCGCCCGCAGCTTGGAGGAGCGCAGGGCTGACACGCAAATCTACATCCGGACATTTGGCACTATCCCGGACGAGATTGTGGAAAAAGCACTGTATACGGCCTTTGCTCAGTGCAGATTCCAGAACCAGCTGATTGTGGACTGGTGCGCTGAAATCAAAAAGCTGCTGTCAGCCCAGCAGCCCTCGGCAAACGACCTCTGGGCGCAGGCTGCGGCAGCTGCCCGGAAAATCGAGGCAAATCTGTACTACCAGACCCACGGCGGATTCATTGCCCCCGATGGGCGCAAGCTGAAAGGCGAAGATTTCAAAAAGGAAAACGCGAAAATCTTCGCCGCCCTCCCGATGGTGGTACAGCGGTGGGCTGGCTCCCCGGCGGACCTGTCGGAGATTTTCAGCAGCCGCAGCAGCGCGGATCTGCGCCAGTTCGTCCGGCCGGGCTTCGACCGGGCTGTGCAGGATGCCCCGGTTGAGAGTTTGCAGCCCCCGGATCTGCCCGGCGGCGCAGCCCCGGCACAGATTGGAGGTGGCACGGCATGAGGTCGAAAAGACCATTCCGCAGCCTGATCGTGTGCGTTTCGTGTGCGATGGTTGGCTGCATCCTCACAAGCACGGCCTACTCCCGGCGGGTGAACGATCTGGAAACCGAGCGGGATATCTACGCCAGCAAGTCATCCAACTGGGAGCGCATGGCCGGAGAACGTGATGAAACCATTGACCAACTCCAAACCGAGGTAGACAAGCTGACCGCAGAACTGAACGCCCAGACCGATTTGACCCTTACATACGCCGGGGCGTTCAGCTGCACGGCCTATTGTGCCGAAGAATACGCCCACATCTGTGGCGAGGGGCACGGCATCACATCCAGCGGCGCAAAGGTGCAGCCGGGTGTGACCGTAGCTGCCGACACCAGTGTTCTACCCTACGGAACGGTGGTCTATATCGAGGGCATCGGCCTCCGGGTCGTTCAGGACACCGGGAGTGCGGTGGTAGGTAACAAGCTGGACGTTGCTGTAAAGACCCACAGCGAGGCTCTAAGCTGGGCTGGGTGGGGTTCCCACCGTGTTTGGATTATTTCAGGAGGTGACGAGCCGTGAGAAAGTCGTTTCAGGACAAAATTCAGCTGGTCATGCGGCAGGTTTCGCAGCTGCCTTTCCAGCGTAGGAGGACGTAACATGGCAATGAACGAGTATGGGGAAAGGCTGGATAGCAATGGATATGCACCCAGCATCCTCAGCCAGAGCCCCACCTGTCTGATTTGCGGGCGGTATCGCACCGCCCGGCACGAAGTATTTTTCGGACCGTACCGGGACAAGAGCAAGCGGCTTGGCCTGTGGGCGAATCTCTGCCCTTGGTGTCACCAGAACGGCGTGACTGCCGTACATACTAACCGGGAAGCAGACCTCCGCCTGAAAAAGTGGGCGCAGAAAAAGGCCATGGAATACTACGGATGGCCGGAAGCAAAGTTCATCAAGGAGTTCGGGAGGTCGTACCTGTGATGCCCATCATCGCTATTGACCCCGGCAATGTGCAATCCGGCTACTGCGTGATTGACCAGAAAACGCTCCGACCGCTGGAGTTCGGCAAAATCGACAACGAAGAACTGCTGAAAAAGCTGGAATCGGCTGTCGAGCAGGGATGGCGGTGGGCGGTCATTGAAATGGTGGCATCCTATGGAATGTCGGTTGGTCGGGATGTTTTCGACACTACGGTCTGGATCGGCCGCTTTTACCAAGTTCTTTCCGACCAATGCCCGGTGCGAATGCTGTGCCGCATCGAGGAGAAAAAGCACATTTGCCACGACAGCAGAGCCAACGATACCGCCATCCGGCGGGCGTTGATTGACCGATTTGCAGCCCATGACCTGAAAAACGGCAAGGGCACAAAGAAAAAGCCGGATTTCTTCTATGGCTTTAAGGCCGATGTGTGGGCAGCCTACGCACTTGGCCTGACCGCCATCGAGAACCGGGAGAACGACTACAAATTTTCGACTACTTAAAAGCTACTTGAAAGGAGCTTCATCATGGATAATTCTCTGTCTGAATCCGCACGTTTCGCAGTCTACCGTGAAAAACTCAAGGGCATCTGCGAGGCCAACAACCTGAGCTATGTGTTCATCAAGAACGCATATCCCATCAAGCTGGTTATCCGTCCGCTGGGCGGCGTTGGTGAGCAGATGTCGATGCTGGAAGAAGCGACCGAGGACAATTACATCTCGCCGGGCGCATCCATCCTGTTCACCGTCAAGGACGGCAACCTGACCTACCGCATGAGCAAGACGTTCACGATCTCCGACACCCTGTTCAACAAAATCAAGAACATCTTCAAGAATATGCACTACCTCTGGCTCCAGTTCTTCTTCCGGGATCTGGTTGAGGGCGGCAAGCTGGCAGCTCTCGGCTACAAAATGCCGGATATTCCGGAATCCGGTGGGCAGCAGGATGCGCCCCGGGAAAATGAGCCTGATTCTTCGAATCTCCCCGGGGAGGCCGAACCGCTGGAAGAAATTGAGGATGACGAGGAGGACGAGCCTACCTCTGACGAACTGACGCAGGCCACCGAGATTGCCCGGCAGAACAACGGCATCACGCAGGCCATGTTGGAGAAGCAGATGGGCGTGACGGCTGAAAAGGCCATCGCCCTGCTGGACGAGATGGAGTCGGCCGGCGTAATCGAGTTCTCTAACGGCCACTATCTCCTCGCTGACACAGAGGAGGAATAACCCATGGCAAAGGCAGCAGTGACGCGCAGCATCCGTGATGACCACCAGAAAAACTTCCTCAAAATCTTCGAGGGGCTGACTGGGAAGCATAGCCGCTGGGAGATTTGGCGGGATTTCATCCACCTGACGGCCATCGAGATCTCCAACTCGACGGACAAGGTAAACGCCCTGGAACGAGCCAAGGACTACCAGACCATCATTTCCAAATACTCCGCAGCGGAGAGGAACGGCATGGCCGAAATGCTGGCCGAGGTGGTCATGGGAATGGAGCAGAACCCGGATCAGGATTTTCTGGGGTCACTGTACATGATGTGTGAGTTGGGAAATGACCATGCTGGCCAGTTCTTCACTCCATACGATGTGTGCCGCTGTATGGCAGAGATTACATTCGATGCCAAACTCGTGCCTGACATGGAGGGCTTCATCTCCGTGTCAGACCCGGCTTGCGGAGCGGGCGCAACACTGCTGGCCTTTCTGAATATCTGCAAGAGCAGAAATATTTGCTACCACAACAAAGTCCTTGTCGTTGCCCAAGACATTGACTTTATTGTGGGCCTGATGTGCTACATCCAGTGCAGCTTCATGGGCTGCGCTGGATATGTAGTCATCGGTAACACCATCACAGACCCGGCAACTGCTTACGATGACCGAGGACTTCTCCCGGCCGGACCGCAGAATCGCATCTGGTATATGCCGTTCTTCTCCACGGATGTGTGGTATATGCGGCGGCAGATAGCCAAGATGAATCTGCTGATGAAACCGAAAGAGCAGCCTGCTAAAATCGAAAAGCCGGAAACTAAGCCCGAAAATTTGCAAAAATCTATCAAAACTGAGCCTAAAGCACCCGAAAAAGCGGCTCTTAACGAAACCCGCACCGGGCAACTCACGTTTTTCTGACCCGAATTCAGAAAGGAGTAAACACCATGGCAGACATTACTTACATCCCCATCCGGCAGCTGTATCCGCACCCGGATAACCCTCGCAAGGAACTGGGTGACCTGACAGAATTGGCCGCCAGCATCAAGGAAAACGGCGTGTACCAGAACCTGACCGTCATTCCGGGTCACTACCTCGGCAAGCAGGAGTACATTGCCCGGTGCATTGCCGATGGCGGCGACGCTTCGGCAGCAGAAGCGGCATGGACACCCAAGGCCGTGTGGTCCAGCGAGGACTACACCATCATCATCGGACACCGCCGGGCGGCGGCAGCGCAGCAGGCTGGCAAGTTTGAGTTGCCTTGCTCTGTGGTCGATATGAACGAGAAAGAGCAGCTGCAAACCATGATGGTTGAGAATATGCAGCGGTCCGATCTCACCGTCTACGAGCAGGCGCAGGGCTTCCAGATGATGCTGGACATGGGCGATACTGTGGAGCGTGTCGCAGACCGCTCCGGCTTTTCTCAGTCCACTATCCGGCGGCGCATCAAGCTGCTGGAACTGAACCACGACAACTTCAAAAAGGCAGAGCAGCGTGGCGCAACCCTTTCCGATTTTGTTGAACTCAACAAAATCGAGGATCTGGATGCCCGGAACAAGGTGCTGGAAACCCTCGGTACCCAGAACTTCAACCGCGCCATGCAGAATGCCTTGTCTGACCAGAAATACCAGCATCGAAAGGCTGAATGGATTGAGCAGCTTCGCCAATTTGCTGTGGAAAATCCTGATGCCGATTACAGTACTCACACACACGTTGCCGGGTACGGATATTGGAACACCGGCAAGGACGTTGAAGTGCCGGACGATGCCGATAGCGTAGCGTACTGCTACAAGGTCAGCCAAAACCAGATTGACCTCTACAAAGAGCGTGACTTGGGAAAAGAGAATGCGGAAACGGCTAAGCGAGAGGAAAAGCGGCAGCAGGAACAGTTCTATAAGGACCAGCTTGCCGCCCTCACAAACTATATGTTTGAACTGCGCCGGGACTTTGTGGCGCAGCTCTCCACGGCAGAGTGCAAAAAGCATCTGGGCGAAATCGTCCGCTTTGCTGTGGATGCGTTCGATTTAAATTACGATGGCGAGTTGACAATCAAGCTGCTGGGCGTTGCTCCCCCGGAAACGGACAACGTTGACCTGCTTGATTATCTGGAAAGCACGTCGGTGTTCAGCGACCAGCCGGAAAAGGCACTGCTCTCCTTGGCCTATTCGGCTGCTGACGATGGTAGCAACGGATACTGGGGCTGGGTCTGGAAACCCGACTACCAGAGCGGCGGGTACGGCTGGGAGGAAAACGGCAGTCTCGACGCTATTTACACTTTGCTGGTAGCCTTGGGCTATGAAATGTCTGACGAAGAAAAGGCATTGCAGAACGGAACCCATGCCATCTTTTCCACCAATGCCCCTAAAAAGGCAGATGCGCCCTGCGAACGTTGCAAGGCGGCGCATCCCGGATGCGACAAGTGCTGCAAGACCTGTGATGACCACTGCAATGCGTTCCAGCTGTGCAGAAAGGAGTATGGCGAATGACCGACCTTGTAAAGTGTGACCGCTGCGGCACACCGTTCAGCATCCAGACAGCCGGCATCCGCAGTACATGGAGCGGTGATTACATGGTGCAGTATTTCACCTGCCCCGGCTGCCACCATCGCTACCAGATTCTGACCACGGACACCGAACTGCGCCAGACCGTTCAGCAGCACAAGAAAATTGCCGCAAAAATCCGCATGGGCCAGAGCAAGAATTTCCGGCCGGGAACTCTGAAAAAGTATCAGGCGGAAATGAAAAAGCTGGAGGCTGCGCAGAAAAAACGGCGGGATGAACTGATGGACAAGGGCAACGAGATCCTTGCCCAGCTGGGAGAGGAGTAAACCATGGGCGATTTGAAAGAATACGCTGACCGCCTCAAGTTTGAAATCATGGCGGCTGACTTCCTGACCACCGAAGACCGGGAAATGGTCTTTGACCTCATTGAGAAAGTGCTGGGTGATGACAATGCCTGATCAGATCTTCATCAACATTGCGCTGCTGGCCGTGGGCGTGGCTATCGGTGCCCTGCTGGGCGAAACCAGTCGGCAGCAGCATGACCGCCAGCTGTTCCGGGAGTACATCAACTTTATGACCGAATCGGAACACAACAACGAGCTGCTGTTCCGGGAAGTGATTCGGTTTCAGACCGAGAAAGGAGCCAACCATGAGAAAGAGTAATCGCCCGCCGGAGCCCGGCGCACGTGGGCTTCTGCGCCTGACCTGCCCCTGCTGCGGCAAGGAGTTCGGTACATATCTCCACGTTCCGCAGATGTCCATAGGCTGCCGCTGCGGGGCTACGATCTCGCTTGAGAGGGGGCTTGCCCCCTATGAGTTCGCCTGCGGCTGCTGCGGGCTGGTGGCCAAAGGAAAGACCAACATCATGGAGCCGGAGATCACCATTCCCTGCAAGTGCGGCAACCCTATCACGCTGCACTGGAACAAGGACACACGGAGGTACACAGAATGAACTGGGCAATTGTAATTCCTGCCGACATCGGCATCGCGGTGCTGCTGTCCATCGCGCTTGTCGCAATCAATGTTTCCGGGCAGATCAGTCGGCAGGAAGAACTGGACGAGGTAGAGTTCTACTGGGACAGCATGTTTATGTACTCCAAGAGAGCCAGCCCTGATGCCCCGCCGGACTATGAGGCCAAAACACTTTACGAGAACCGCAAGGATTTTTGTGCGGGATGTGCAGAGTACCACTTCTGCCGCAGCGCAACGATGGTTTACACGCATAGCCCGCGCAGAAACGGTTATCCATGGATCTGTCTGAAAAGGGGGTGTTCAAAATGACACTGGAAGAAGCACTGCGCTTTATCGACCCAGAAACCGACACGGACGCTCTGGCCGAGGTCGAGTATTACAATGGCTTCAAGGGCAAGGAGGCCGCAGCAAAGACCCTCCGGGAGGCCAGCCAGATGGTAGTTGACTTCGTGCGCCGGATGCAGTGGCATGATACCAAGACTGACCCACCGAAAAAGGAAGATTCAGACCCTGATGGCAAGGTGCTCGTGTGGCACAAAGACTTATGGACGGCCTCTATGTCTCCGTGGTACTTTACGGCAAACAGGCCTGATTACTATCCATACTGGATGCCGCTGCCTGAACCGCCGGAGGTAAAAAATGATTAAATCAGTTCTTCTTAGCATCCGGCCGGAATGGTGCAAAAAGATTCTCGGTGGCGAAAAGACTACGGAAATTCGCAAAAGCCGCCCCAATTTAGAAACGCCGTTCAGGTGCTACATCTATTGTGCAATGCCTGTCGGAAATGTCATCGGCGAGTTTACTTGCGACAGGATACGTTTTTACAGCGGCAAGTCATGGTTGGTCAAGGAAGATGTCGAAAGCGTAACCGCTGGTAGTTGTCTGTCTTTGGAGCAAGTCAAAGAATATGCCGGATGGAGAAAAGCTGCATCGTTTATGGATCGTAAAGATTTGTATGCGTGGCATATCTCTGATTTGAAAATCTATGATAAGCCTCTACCTTTAGGCAATTTCATTCCGAACTGCCGCTACCTTGAGGAAGAGGCTGGATGCCGTGCATACAGAGAACATGGATGCAGCTGTCCTGACCAGCGGTATGATCTCAACCCGGATGGAAGTGTCAACATGGCGATATGCCAAAGGAGCGTGAAACGACCACCGCAGAGCTGGTGCTATGTGGAAGAGAAAGATATAGTGGACTTGCTGTACAGCAATAAGGAGGAAAACAATGTCTGATGTAAGACTGATTGACGCAACTGCACTTCAAAATACAATTTCCGAGTGGCGCAAGAAAGAGATGGAAAATGACAACTCCATTACTGGTCCTGCGGTTATCGATGCATTAGGCGATGTACTAGATGCAATCAGCACTGCCCCTACCATCGACGCTGATCCGCAATGGGTGAGTGTCAAAGATAGGCTGCCCGGAGAGGACAAAGACGAATATGACGATGACAGAGGTGATGTCCGGTTTATAAGATGCGAAGTCTGTGTCTTTACATGGCACGAGTATCACGGTATCTATCCAGTGTTTGAGCCTGACTACAGTGAACATAGTTATGTTGACTATGCTTTTTACGATACTGAGCAGAAGATTTTTGAGGTCGGCGAGGATAAATACCATCTAAATGCGATGCTCGACTGCGAACAGATGGATTCTAAAGATGGCATGACGGTCACTTATTGGAGACGGATTCCGGATCCGCCGGAGGTAGCGAAATGAAAATCATCACAGTTGAGCACGAGGTTTCGCCGGAACACGGAAAATGCACATTCAGCGGGGACTATTACGGAAAAGATGTGTGCAAGTACCATGCGCTTCGTACTCAAACCCACGGACGAAAGGCTCCGCCGGAATACAGAAAGCCCAAATGCTTGCTGTTCGACTGTTGGCTTGAACAGCCGTACAAGAAATGCGAGGCTTGCCGAAAAGCCTGTGAGGAGGGCGAGCATGACGAACGGTGATTTTATCCGCTCCATGACGGACGAAGACATCACGGAGAACCTGACACCGGGCATCTGTGGCCTTATTCAGCATCGTGATCCACAGCGTTGCCAGACCCGCGAGCACTGCTTCCACTGCGTCAAGGACTGGCTGAAAGAAGAAAATACGATTCTTGTGAGGGCTGACCAATGGAAAATCTGATTGACTTTTCCGAACCGATTCTCCGGCTGGTGTTGCCGATTCTCCTGAAAGACCAGACCACCGGGAAGAATATCATCTGGGCAACAGACCCGCCGTCCAATGTGGACTGCGGACCAATGGACGAGATCACGATAGAGCAGCTTGCCAGAATTAAGCTGATGCCCCGCGTCCAGAAGCAGCTGTCCGAGCAGAAAAAGCGCACAAAAGGCAAGGCTGAGGTTTTCACCCCACTGTGGGTGGTCAAAAAGATGGCCGACCATGCCGAACAGGAACTGAACAAGGGCGACTGGGAACGGTTTGTGCATGAGCGATGTTTGGAGATCACCTGCGGTGAGGCTCCATTCCTCACCAGCAGATATGACCCCACCACGGGAGAACCTGTCGCAATCACTGACCGCGTTGGCATTCTGGACAGAAAGCTGAGGGTGATTCAGGAGAACGCAACCCATAAATTCCAGTGGAAAGCACTTGTGTCAAGCGCATATCAGTCGGTTTATGGATATGAGTATCAGGGCGACAATCTGCTTTTGGCAAGGGTGAATCTGTTCTTGACATTTACCGAAAACTGGATTGAAAAGCTGGGATTTCCGATAAGCGCAAGCTGGGCCATAGCGGTTGCGACAAGAATCTCATGGAACATCTGGCAAATGGACGGTTTGAAAAATACTGTGCCCGGCACTGACACTCTCTGCCTGATTTTTGACTGGGAGGAAAACAAGAAAGTGACATTCCGACAGATAAAGGAGGAAAGCGATAATGTCTGACAATGTCAATATTCTTCTTAAGCTACCATGGATGGAGGAACGCGAGTACATGGACATGGCCGAGAAAATCACAAGTGAACTTATCGAGCGATTTGATTCGTCCGAAAAGGACAAGCGTTTCATGACCATGACCGAATTTATTCAGCGGGTTGGAGGAAAGCTGCGATATTGTGAAGCGGACACCAACGCATTTATTGCCTTGGTGTGCAGATGCGCCATTGAACGAGGCTACTTCGTTGTTTTACTTCCTGTACTTGGCGCGAAAGAACCGCTTAGTTACGATGTCCCCATCTTGGATTTGGTATTCAGAGCCGCACCTATTCACGCACCCGAACTTGAATGGGATGGAAGTGTCAAGAAATGCGAGGAAAAGCGGTTTGGAGCCAAGATATATGCGATTAAGGAGGCAAAAGATGAAGTATCGCATTGAGGTTTCGGAAGAGCAGCTGCGCGTTATCGGACTGGCCGTAGACGAGTATATGAGGCTACGCATGGGGCAGTTCGATGATTTGGCTGAAGATCTGGCGTATGACGGCATACCCCGCGTCAAAGCTCTCACTGGAAAGTACACTTACGATACCGCTCTTCAAAAGCGGTGTAGCAACATCAAGAATTTGTTTGATGCCGCCTACAAAATGGCTTTCCCGCCGCGTGGCTACCGTGGACGGCAGCATGATTCATGGGGAACGTGCATTGACCTCGTCCACGCCATCGAGCACCAGCAGTGGCTTGATGCACCAGAGGATAAAAAAGAGGCACCCGGCACCACATATCGCTCTCATGGGCCTGTCCCTCTGGGCCGGGAACCGTACCCGAAAATCGAGAGGGTGGACGAATGAACTGTATGTCTTGTGCGCATTACATTCCTCTCGACCCGCCCATCTGGCGCATCGATTCGCACGGCCAGACCTACAAGGTGCCGGGATTGTGCAAAATTGGAGCGGACCACATAATTTCTGGGATTCCTGTCTATCTTCCAACGGCAAAATGTGATAAAATAACAGAAGCACCGTTGCAAAACGGCAGCTGAATTATGACGGAGGTAGGCTGTGACATTACAGGAATTGTCCAAGTATTATGACATTCAGATGACCCTCGAAAAAGACCGTGAGGCCTTGGAGAATCTTCGGCAGAAAATCAATCCTGCCTCCCCACAGCTGACGGGTATGCCGCATACGCCCGGTGTTCGGGACAAGGTGGCAGATCTGGCTGTGGAACTGGCTGACATGGATGAGCGTGTCCGCTGGCTGGAGGAACAGGCAGCGGAAGAAAAGCCCAAGGTCGAGGCGTACTGCAAGAGCATCATGGATGCCCGACTTTATCTGATCTTCCGGCTGCGGTTTGTCCGCTGCTACTCGTGGGCAGAAGTCGCTGGAGCACTCGGAAAGTGCTACACGGAAGCCGGGGTCAGCCGGATGGCCTACAACTACCTCGAATCACATTGACCGATAAGCCCTGCATTTGCGGGGCTTTTTATTTTTGCCCGAAAACTCAAACTCAACCTAAAATTTTCATAAAATACGGCCAAATATAGAAATGAGTTTTACATTTTGGCCGCCAAAAGTTAAATTCAAACTGAAAATATCAAAAATCAATGCAGATTGTTTCACACGGTGATGGACGGTGTAGGACGGTTTCACACGGCGTGTAATGCCGTACAATAAACAAGAACAAACAGCAACGAAGAAGAACGAAAATCAACGAGCAGCAACGACCAGCAACGCTTTGATATGGATTCAGATGACAACGGATGCTCCCGGTGATATGATTAGGATGCAAAATCCGAATCAAGCCAAGCGGTGCCTGCCAGAAATGGCGGGTGCCGCTATTTTTATACCTGAAAGGAGGATTCCGAGCCGCACGCTGCTCTCCTTTGCGTGTGGCATTACCGCAGCACCCCCGAAAAGCCGAGGTGCTGCAAGCTGGACATTTCGCCGTGCCCGGCCGCAAAGAAGGAGATTTTTCCATGTATCAGAAAATCAAGGCAAAATTCAAGGCAAACCCCACTATTTTCTACGCCTGCTCCATTGTTGCATCGTGGGCAGGAGTGGGCAGTCTGATGAACTTCCGCACGCTGGCCATCAACAACGGCGCAGCGGCGGCTATCATCTGGGCGGTGTTCAATTCGCTGGCCTGCATCCTGTTCGGTTTGTTCGCGGAATATATCCCGACAGTCCGGCGGCTGATGCAGAGCAAGGTGATGTTTTACTTCATCGGCTTCCTGACCGTGTTCCAGACGTGGACGCAGATGTCCGGCATCTATGAGATCTTCGGCGACACACCCATCGGAACCACCGGAGGCACACTTATTGTGTACGGCACCTGCATCGTCTTTCTGCTGTTGCTGCTCAAAGACGGCATGATTCGCAACGTGCTGTCGGATGGGTTTTCGTGGGTGGTGGTTTATGGCCTGCTGGCCGTTGTTGTCGTTGCTGCTCTGGTCTACACTCGCGGCAATTTCGTCAACATCGACCCCGGCCTGAACGCTGCCGGCATCCAGACAGGGCTCTACAAGGGCTTTCTGCTGCTGCCCGGTCCGTTCACCTATCCGTATTACTACTCCCTGTTCTCCTACAACGACAAGAACAGCGATGGCACCCGGCGCGGAAACATGAAGATGTCCTTTGTCCTTGCTGGCGTGATGTTCGGCATCTACATGGTGCTGGCCGCGCTGCTCACATGGGTCAATTTCAGCCCGCTGCTGAACACTATGAAGGCTATCCTTATCACCATCATCGCCCTGTCCTCTCTGTCCACCTACCTCTATTCGGAGTATCTGGTGTTCGGTGACACCATGGGCTTCATTCTGGACGTTATCACTGTGTGCTCGTGGCAGATCGTGATTCCGCTGGGTGTCATGGGCATCTGGACGCTGATGAGCGAGATCCGGCTCTATATCATCATTGCTGTGCTGCTGGCCTCGGTCGTGTTGCACCTCGTTTCTGACCGAAAGGAGGATGCACGATGAACATCACGGTAAAGAAACTGGCAGAGCTACATAAGCCCGCCCACAACATCCGTCGGCACTCCGATAAGCAGATCACCGAGTACATCCGCAGCATTGAGATGTTCGGACAGGTGAAGCCGCTGGTCGTTGCCGAGGATGGCGAAATCATTGCCGGCAACGGTCTGTACGAAGCCCTGCTCCGCATGGGTCGGGATACCTGCGACTGTTATGTGATGGCCGGGCTGACCGATGTGCAGAAGAAAAAGCTGATGATGGCCGACAACAAGGTCTATGAACTCGGCTTTACCGATGTGGATGCCATCGAAGAACTGGTCAAAGAACTGGATGGCGATGTGGACGTTCCGGGCTGGGATGCTGACCTGCTGGAAATGCTGAACAGCACCACGGACGAAGCCGATGAAGCGATTGGCTCCTACGGCGATTTCCCGGAAAACGAGATTGCGCCCATCAACCGCCATCAGGCAGAGGAACACGTTCCGTATGCCGAAACCCCGACCTACCCGGTGGCTCCCGCCCCGCAGCCTGCTCCTGCCGTCTCCGCTGTCCCGCAGCAGCCCTCCCCGGTGCTGGAGGTGTCTACACCTTCCGAACCGCAAACCGCCGCTCCAGAGGCGGACAGCGACGCGGAGCAGCACAGATGCATCCGTTGCCCGAAGTGTGGTGAACTGATATGCCTGTGAAAGTAGTGGAGAGCAGCATGAACGTGCTGCAGGCGGCGAAGATCCGCATCCGCAACGTGTTCGCCAACGGCTGCAAAATTTATCTGTCGTTTTCCTCCGGCAAGGACAGCCTGTGCATGGCCAACCTCGTGTATGAGATGATTCTCTCCGGCGAACTCGACCCCAAGCAGCTGACGGTGACGTTCATTGACGAGGAAGGGCTTTATCCCTCCATGGTAGAAGCTGCACACCGCTGGCGGCGCAACTTCCTGTCTGTCGGCGCAAAATTCTTATGGTTTTGCTTGCCGTTCAAACAGGTGTCCGTAATCGACCATCTTTCCAGTTCCGAATCGTGGATAACGTGGGAACCGGGTAAAGAGGATGTGTGGATGCGGAAACCGCCTGATTTTGCCATCATGTACAGCCCGTATCTCCACTATGCCGGAGAAATGAACTATCAGACGTTCTGCTCCAAGGCGTTCTCCGACGGCATCCAGCTTGTCGGCCTGCGCACCGCAGAGAGCCTGACCCGCTTAAAGTGCATCGCCAACACCAAGATGGAACGCATCACTCGCGGCGGCAAGTTCTATCCCATATACGATTGGGCTGATTCCGATGTCTGGCTCTACATCAAAGAGCGAAACCTTGAATTCCCTGAAATCTATATGAGGCTCTATGAGGCGGGTGTCCGAAAGAACGCCCTCCGGCTGTGCGCATTCTTCGGTGACTGCGGCACACAGGGCCTGCGCTGGATAGCTGAAACGGACAACGACCTGTGGGAGCGCATCCAGCGGCGAGAACCCAATGCCTACCTCGTTCTGCTCTACTGGGATTCTGAAATGTTCCGGCGCACCACCCGCAAGCGTGGCGAACTGGAAGAAGAATCCGAGAAGAAGGACTACAAAGCCCTCTGCAAAGACCTGCTGTTCCTCCACCCGGAGAAGTACACCATCGCCAAGGACACTAAGTCGCACCTCGACCATTGGCGCGGACTGTTCATCAAGACGTATGGTATCGCCGAGGAGAAGCACTACAAGACCATGTATGAGGGGCTGCTGTACGGAGATCCCAAGATGCGTATCCTGCGCATTCTCTGGACCACCATCTACAACGACCACAACGCCCGCATCAAGGAGGAGCAGAACCATGGAAAGAATTGACGTATTCGCACCGCTGGCATCCCTCCAGTGGGTAGACCGCAACACCATCCACGCCAACGACTACAACCCCAACAAGGTCAGCGAGGAGAACCTGAAGCTGCTGGTGCAGTCCATCTTGACCAACGGCTGGACGTTGCCCATCGTGGTACGCCCGGACGGAACCATCATTGATGGATTCCACCGCTGGACGGTATCAGGCCGTGAACCGCTGCTGTCCCTGCTGGGCGGCAAGGTGCCTGTCGTAGTCGTAGACCATCACGGTGACGAGAGTGCCGACGTATACGGCACCATCACCCACAACCGCGCCCGCGGCACACACCTGCTCGACCCCATGAAAGCCATCGTGAAGAAACTCATGGACGAGGGCAAGACCGTGGACGAGATCGGCAAGCAGCTGGGCATGAAGCCCGAAGAAATCTTCCGTCTGTCCGGCTTCACCAAAGACGAGTTCCTGAACATGATGACCAAAGACCATCCGACATACTCTAAGGCCAAGGTCATCCGCAGCATCTGAGAGAGGAGCGTATCACAATGACTGTCGTAGACATCTACGTTGATAAGCCTGTACCTGTGCAGGACATGGAGTTCACCTTCGTGTATGACCCTGCAATGGTTGAAGCTGCGCTCCACCCGCCCGACAGTGGGCAGGAGCAGCCGTTCGGTGCTGAAAAGGTACTGTGACGGGGGTACCCTACCATGAGCGGGCTCGTCGACCCCGAAATCGTGCTAGTTAGTAAGGGAAAAATTAGCCATTTCGTTACGCTTTGTATAACGAATTTCAAGGAATTTTCCAGATAGTTTTTCCAGAAAAGGAGGTGGTTTCGGGATGCCTACAAAAGAAAAACTTGCTGACAGAAACGTGACCACCACCGAACTGGCTTTGATACTGGGAATCACAGGCCGCAGAGTGCAGCAGTTGACACAGGATGGTGTGCTTACCACAGTCAGCCGGGGCAAGTTCGTCTTGTCTGATGCCGTGCAAGCCTACATCGGCAGCATCTCCCGTGGCGGACTGACCAAGGAAGAAGCGGAGGAGGCCAAGAAGATTGAGCGGGTCAAGGCCAAGGCTGAGGCCACACTCAAGACCAGCAAGGCCAAAATCGCACAGGCAGAAGCCAAGGAACTGTCCGGGCAGATGCACCGCAGCGAGGACGTTGCTGCCATGACCGCCGAACTTATCTACACCATCCGGGGTGCGCTGATGGCATTGCCCAGCCGGGTGGCCATCAATGCTGCTGCTCTATCTGACCCTGCTGAGGTCGCAGAGTATATGCGCGGCGAGGTCAATCAGATTGCGGAGGAAATCGCCCAGTTCCGCTATGACCCGGCCAAGTATGAGGCTCGCGTCCGGGAACGTCGGTCGTGGACTGAAAAACTGGGCGGTGACGAGGATGAGTGACAATGCCGCAGTAGACCGCCTGAATGCTCTGGTGTCGAAGCTGGTAGCAGCTATTCGCCCGCCGCCCAACGTGACGGTCAGCGAGTGGGCAGCACAAAACCGCGTCCTGTCCCCGGAAGCATCTGCTGAACAAGGCCGCTGGCGCAACAGCAGAACGCCCTATCTGGTGGAAATCATGGACGCATACTCTGACCCTCGCGTCCATCACATCGTTGTCGTTGCGTCTTCGCAGGTCGGCAAGAGCGAGTTTGAGAACAATGTCATCGGCAGAACGATTGACGTTGACCCCGGCTCCATCCTGTTCATCCATCCGCAGATGACGGATGCCAAGGAGTACAGCAAGCTGCGTATCGCTCCCATGATACGAGATTGCCCTACGCTGCGGGCCAAGGTTGCGGAAGCCAAGAGCCGGGACAGCGGCAACACCATTCTGCAAAAGAGTTACCCCGGCGGAATCCTGACCATGTGCGGCTCCACCGAGGCGCACGCTCTGGCATCGAAACCCATCCGCTATGTGCTGGGCGATGAACGTGACCGCTGGGCTACGAGTGCCGGCACCGAGGGCGACCCTTGGGAACTGGCAATGGCCAGACAGACCACGTTCTATAACGCCAAGGCGGTGGAGGTCAGCACCCCCACCATCAAGGGGCACAGTGCCATCGCCAAGTCCTACGTCAAAGGCACAATGGAACGCTGGGTATCCCAGTGCCCACACTGCAAGGGATTCCACGAACTGCGCTGGGAAGATATTCGATACGATTATGACACCATCGAGACCCACGGCGAGAAAACCTACAAGGTCAAGGATGTGTGGTATCTCTGCCCGGAGTGCGGCTGCATTTCGGACGAGGTGACCATGAAGCGGGCTCCGGCTCACTGGCAGGCCGAAAACCCAGCAGCCTACGAGAACGGCATCCGCAGCTTCTGGCTGAACAGTTTTGTCAGCCAATGGGCTGCATGGAAAGACACCGTGCTGAAATACCTGAACGCCTTGGGCGATACCAAGAAGATGCAGGTTGTCTACAACACCCGCCTTGGGCTGCTGTGGGAAGACCGCGGCGATGTGCAGGACGAAGACACCATGCTTGGTCGCAGGGAGGAATACCCTGCGGAACTGCCAGAGGGCGTTCTGGTGCTGACTGCCGGAGTCGATACCCAAGATGACCGCATGGAGTACGAGATCGTGGGGTTCGGCCACTTCGGGGAAACATGGGGCATCGAAAAGGGCATCGTCAGCGGCCGACCTGACAGCGATGAAGTCTGGCAGCAGCTGGACGAACTGGTGTTTGACCGCAAGCTGAAATTCGCCGATGGCGTGGAACTGCCTGTGTCCATCAAATTCGTGGACGAGGGCGGTCATTTCACCCAAGAAATACGCCAGCGGTGCCATGACCGCATAGGCAAAAAGGTTTTCTGCATCAAGGGCTTCCCCGGATCTGACAAGCCGTTTACCAGTCCACCGAAGCAGCAGAAAATCACGGTGCAGAACCGCTACATCGGGATGTGCTGGCAGTACCAGCTGGGCGTTGACTCCGGCAAGCAAATTATCATGGATGATTTGAAAGTGCAGGAGCCGGGCGCCCGGTACTGCCATTTCCCGCGCCGGGACGATTACGGACTTGGCTATTTCAACGGCCTGCTGTCTGAGCATTTGGTTTACAAGGATGGCCACCGCAATCCGTGGCAGTGGGAGAAAATCTCCGGCCATGAGCGCAACGAGCCGTTGGATTGTAGAAACTATGCTCTGGCGGCTTTCAAGGTGCTGCCGAAAGACCTCGATGCCATTGACCGCAGGCTGAAACAGCTGCGAGGCAAGGCGGTCGATACCCCGGCAGCAGTAAATATTCAACAACCCATCTCCCGCTCCCAGCCAACCGGCAGGAAGCGGGAGAAACTTTTAGATGACTGGTGAGGTGTGAGATATGGATACCGTGACCATCAAAAAGCGGCTGGAGTTCCACACGCAGCGGCTTGATGACCTGTATGTGGCCTACCACAAGCTACTCTCCGGCGGCGTGAAAAGCTACCGTCTGGATGACCGGGAACTTACACGCCTCGACCTCGGCAAACTCAGTGATGAAATCAAAGAGGCCGAGGAAAAAGTCGATGAGCTGACCGCGCTGCTGAATGGACAGGGTGCCCGCAAGGCATTCGGCGTTATTCCGCGCGATTGGTGATTTTTTAGGGTGACAGCCCATCTGGGCTTTTGCCGCGGGCTGGCTGCTTTTTACTCCTTTCCCCAGCCAGCCCGCTTAGTTTGAAATTTACGGAGGCGATTACTTTTGAGCGTCAGATACCGCGTCACTGCTGCACCGCAAGCCAGCGGATACAGCGAAGCGGGCGCATCCTACAAGCGGCGCGCGCTGCGGGCATTCTTCCCCAACAGCAACTCGCCGAGCAGCGATATACACGACAATGCCGACACCCTGCGGCAGCGCAGCCGGATGCTCTACATGAGCGCACCGATTGCCACGAGTGCCATCAACACAAACCGTACCAAGGTGGTCGGCACTGGCCTGACCCTGAAAGCTACTGTTGACAGGGATGTGCTGGGGCTTTCCCCGGAAGCCGCAAAGGACTGGCAGACCAAGACAGAGGCAGAGTTCCGACTGTGGGCAGAGAACCGTCGCAGCTGTGATGCCATGGGGCTGAACAACTTCTACGGTTTGCAGCAGCTGGCCTTGAAAAGCTGGCTCATGAGCGGCGATGTGTTCGCCGTGGTGAAAATCCGCAACCCGGACAAGCTGCATCCCTATGGCCTGCGGCTGCATCTGGTGGAGGCCGACCGAGTGTCCACCCCGGACAAGTGCGGCGGTCTGCTGGATGGTCTGGGCTACACTGAGGGCAAGAATCCCAGCAACGACAATAAAATCTATGACGGCGTGGAAGTGGACAGCAGCGGCGCAATCGTGGCCTACTGGGTGCGCAACACCTACCCGCACGAGTGGAAGAGCGATACGACCACATGGCAGCGGGTGGAAGCGGTTGGCGCAAAGACCGGGCTGCCCCAGATCCTGCACATCATGGAATCGGAACGCCCTGACCAGTACCGCGGCGTTCCGCTCATTGCACCCATCATCGAACCGCTGCTCCAGCTGCGCAGATACACTGAATCGGAACTGATTGCTGCGCTGGTTCAGAGCTATTTCACCGCGTGGATCGTAAGCAATACAGCCAAGAGCGGTATTCCGTTCAGCGAGGTGGGCGGCGGCGACCTGAACGGCGTTCCGGTGGATAATCCGCAGACCGACAATGCCAGCCACAGCGAGAATGAATACGAGATGGGACCCGGTCAGGTGTTCCACCTCGGCAAGGACGAGGATATCAAGTTCGGCAGCCCGAATGTTCCGACCGCTGGCTTCGATACGTTCGTCAAAACGCTGTGCAAACTGATGGGCGGCGCCATTGAGATGCCGTATGAGCTGCTACTGAAAGAGTTCAACGCCAGCTATTCGGCAAGCCGTGCCGCCCTGCTGGAGGCGTGGGAGGCGTTCAAGATGCGCCGCACATGGCTGGTGGACAGCTTCTGCCAGCCTGCGTATGAAATCTGGCTGGCGGAGGCCGTAGCCCGTGGGCGAGTAATCGCTCCGGGCTTTTTTGATGACCCGTTGCTCCGTGCAGCGTGGTGCGGTGCCCGCTGGATTGGCCCTGTGCAGGGCAGTCTTGACCCGCAGAAAGAGGTCGAGGCAGCAATCCTCCAGACCCACCACGGTTTCCGCACCCATGAGCAGGTCACCCGCGAGATGGGTGGCGGCGACTGGGAAGAAAACGCCGAACAGCTGGCTCGTGAAAACGAGATGCTGAAAGCCGCTGGCAGTGAGGGCGTAATCGAGACCACCGCCAGCATTACGACACAGGGAGGTAAGCAAAATGCCCAAACCGAATAACGCACCGCAGGTGAACATCCTGCGGCCTTGTTACGCAATGGCCAGCACTGACGGCCAGACCGCAGATATCACCATGTATGGCGAAATCGTGGAAACGCAGCCTATCGACTGGTGGACTGACGAACCGATTCCGGGGCAGTACATCATCGAGAGTGAGTTCCTGTCAGACTTGCAGCAGGTCGAAAACTGCCCGCAGATCACCATCCGCATGGACAGTCTGGGCGGCGATGCTGGCGTTTCCATCCTGATTCACAACAGGCTGCGCGAACTGGCCGCCAAGGGCACGAAGCTGACCTGCATTGTGGACGGTGTGGCCATGTCTGGCGGCAGTCTTATCATGTGCGCCTGCGATACGGTCAAGGTGAATCCGTCCAGCCTTGTGATGATTCACAAGTGCTGGACTCCCATTCGAGGCGCACTCAATGCTGACGAACTTCGCAAGGCCGCGGAAGCCAATGACGCATGGGATAAGAGCCAGGTCGCCATCTACAAACGGAAGACTGGCCTGTCAGAAACCGTGCTGCTGCACATGATGGGCGATACCACCTACATGACGGGCAAGGAAGCCATCGACAAAGGCTTTGCCAATGAGCTGCTGGATGATGCTGAGCCTGTGGCGATTTCCGCAAGCGCAGACCGCCAGACCATCTACGCAAAGGGCCACGCCCTGCGCCTGATGCCGGGCGTAAAGCTGCCCGACAACATTCCTACGGCTAAAGCGGCTGCACCTGCTGCCGCTGCTGCAAATACACCGGCGGCACCCGCCGCCCAGTCCAACGAAGGAGGACAATCCACTATGGCAAACAATGCAAATCCCGCCCCTGCAACCACCGCAGCGGAGAACCCGCAGGCCGCAGTTGACGCAGCTGTGATCGCAGAGCGCAACCGTCTGGCCGAAATCGATTCGGTGGCAAGCCTGTTTGACCCTGCTCTGGTGCAGGAGGCAAAGTACGGTGAGACCGCCTGCGATGCTCGCGAGCTGGCATTCCGCGCCGCCAAGGCAGCTGCCGAGCAGGGCCATGAGTTCCTGAAGAGTTTGGCAGCGGACAACGCCGCATCTGGTGCACAGAACGTGGAGGCTGTTCCTGGCGCGTCTGCATCCGGCAGCCCGGAATCTCTGCCCGATGCAAAGGGCAACGTGCCCAAGACGCAGGCCGAGCGCATGGCTGCTGCCGAAGCAGCCGTCGCCGAACTGCTCGACGATGACAAGAAGTGAGGAGGAACACTACTATGAGCGAACTGAGCAAATCTCTCGGCAGCATGGAGTATGACGGCCTGATTGCCGACATCAACCCCAAGCTGGTTGTCAGCGGCGGCACCATCCGCAAGCTGGGCACTGCTGGCACCATCAAGCGCGGCACCATCCTGGCGAAGTCCAGCGGCACTGCTGGCGATAACAAGCTGGTCGTGCTGGGCACCGCTGCTGCCAGTAATGAGGTGCTTACCGCCTACTGCATCCTGTGTGATGATGTGGACGTTGGCACTGCTGACGATGTGACCGCCCCGGTGTACCTGATGGGCTGCTTCAACTCCAACAAGGTTACCGTGGCCGACAGCTACACCATGACCGAGACCGACAAGGATGCCCTGCGCAACGGTGGCATCGTCTTCAAGGCCGCTGCACCCGCACTGTAAGGAGGATATAACAATGCCTGCTGAACTAAATTTCTTTGACACCTATACCCTGATGGCCGTGCAGAAGCGCATTGTGCCCAAGCAGACTTTTTTCCGTGACCGCTACTTTCCCACGGAGGAGGGCGACATCTTCAGCTCCAACAAGGTGCTGACCGAGTACATGGACGGCGACCGCAAGATGGCAGCCTTTGTGTCGCCTCGTGTCGGCGCAATCCCGATGGAGCGCATGGGCTACGAGATCCACGAGTTTGAGCCTGCGTCCATCGGTGTGAGCCGTCCTCTGACCTCTGATGACCTGACGAAGCGTGGCTTCGGCGAGGCCATCTATGCCAACAGCACCCCTGCCCAGCGTGCCGCAAAACTGGTCAAGAACGATCTGGCTGACATGGATGGCCGTATCATCCGCACCGAGGAGTGGATGTGTGCACAGACCATGCTGGACAACGGATGCGTCATGCAGGAGATGCTCGACAACGTGACCAAGGGCGAGGCAAAGGTCGTGAATTTCTACAATCCCGGCCACGAGAACGACCACATCTACACTGCCGCCCACAAGTGGAACGAGGAAGGTGGCAATTTCTTTGGCGACGTTCCGGCTATGTGCCGGCTGCTGTCCAAGCGTGGTCTGCGCGCTGCCGACCTGCTGCTGGGTGCTGATGTTTATGACGCAGTGATGAATCTCGAAAAGGTTCAGCGTCTGCTGGATAAGAATTCCGGCATCATCATCGGCCAGATTGAGCAGCAGCTGAGCGCATACGACGGTGTTGTCTACGGTGGCACCCTCAACTTCCGCGGCTACAAGTTGAATCTGATTTCTGTTGATGAAACCTATGTGGATTCCACCGACAAGGAGCAGCGTTACTTCCCGAAGACCGATGCCGTGGTTACGGCTCCCGGCTGCGGCCATCTGATGTATGGCGCTATCACTCAGATCAACTACGGCGACACCATCCAGTCCACCATTTCTGGCCGCCGTGTTCCGAAGTTCAGCATCGATCAGGAAAACGACACTCGCAAGACCGCCCTGAAGTCTCGTCCTCTGGCTGCACCCAAGAACTACATTCCGTGGATTCGCGCCAAGAACATGGTCGGCTAAGTCCGACCTGAAAGGAGTACACCGATGATTGTTGAAATTCTTTGCGGTGGCTACGGCTGCCCCACCAAGACTGGCGTTCACACTGTTGCGCATGGCGAGCGGTGTGAGGTCAGCGATGCCGAAGCAGCCCGCCTTATCGGGCTGGGTGTGGCGAAATACGCGTTTTCTGCGCCCACTGCCCCGGAAACCGCCCCTGCGGAGGCTCCGGCAGTTGCGGAAGGTAACGACACCCCCGCAGCCGAAACCTCGCAGAACGGCTCTGAGGTGGCACACCTCGACCCCGACCAGCTGCACGACATGACCGTCGCCAACCTGAAAAAGCTGGCAGCGGATATGGGCATCGACACTAAGCAGCTCAAGACCAAGGATGCACTCATTCAGGCTATCTGCGCCGAGGACGTTGTGCCCGGTGACGAGTGCGCCGATGGTCCTGAACTGGCAGCTGCGATGCCCACGACGTGAGTGCCTTTAAGGACGCTGTGCAGGAAGACCTGAACAGCGTCTTTCTGAATCTGGACGAGTTCGCCGAAACGCACACGGTCTACTATGATGGAGAGGAATACCCTGACGTTCCTCTGGCTCTGACAGGCCTCTCCGAAAAGGAACGTGTACGCCAGACCATCAGTGACCATGCGCAGGGTCTGTACCGGGTCAGCCGGGTGCTGCACTGCGATATTGCAGCCATCGGCGGGAAACAGCCGGAGAAGGACTGCAAGCTGGGCATTGACGAGGACGGATTCGTCCGAAACTACTATGTGGCATCCTCTGTCTGCGAGATGGGGATGCTGCGGGTGGAACTGGAGGCGATTGACGAATGAGTGATGTGACAACGGACACCATGATGCACAGCGTAGCTGCTGGCATTACCGTTGACATTGCAGAGGAAGGATTTGACCGTGTGTCTGCCCTCCTCGCCGGGATTCCCGGAGGTGCCAATCGTGCTGTAGGATCTGCGCTGGCTCGTGCTGCTGCCGCTGGAAAAACGGTGGCTAAACGGGCAGTCACGCAGGAGTATGCCATCAGTGGCAGCGAGTTTTCCAACCGCACAAAGAATATCAACAACATCCAGCGGGGCAGCAATGGCGAGGTTTCTATCAACTTCGGCTACCGTGGCAGCGTCATCCCCCTTAGAGTTTTCGATACCAAGGTGGACCGCAGCGGCCGCGTGGTAACTCGTGTGAAGAAGTCTGGCACCAGACAGGCACTGGACCACGCTTTTGAAGCGAAGATGGGCTCCCACTACGGCGTTTACGAACGGCAGGGCGAAAAGCGGTTCCCGGTCAAGGAACTGTTTGGCCCTGCCACCCCGCAGATGATGTACTCCAACGAGAATGTCATGGACTCCATCGAGGAGAAAATGGCATCCACCTACGAGGAGCGTATCGAGCACGAAATCACACGAATTCTGAACGGATGGGGTGTCTGACATGACCAGCGTTGTTTTGCTTGAGCAGCTGAAAGCCTTTACCGAGAAAATCATGGCCGACATGATTCTCCCGGTGGCCATGCAGCAGGGCGATACCGAACAGGCCTACCGTGCCCCGGAAGTTTACATGATGCGGCTTCCTGACAGCCGTTCGGCCAAGAAGAAAGCCCCCTACATCATCCATCGTGTCATCCCACTGGCTACTGAACAGCAGCCCGGCAGCGAAGAGCGCACAGTTGTTTCTGTGCGCTCTATCTTTTGCTGCTACAATCCGGATGAGCAGGAGGGCGACCTTGCGCTCCTGAACATGATGGAGCGGTTTCGTGTGGAACTGCTCAAAGTCCGCAAAGTGGGCGGCACCGGGGCAGATGGAAAGCCGCGGTATCAGTTTGCCCTCGACCTTTCTCCCGACCATAAGCTGGAAAGCGTTCCCTATGACGATGAATCGAAGCCCTACTATGCCGGAGAGATGATTACCTACTGGAAGCTGCCGACCGTGCAGCAAACGGAGGATATTAAGTTATGGCGGTAAAAAAGACCGTGGCGGAACAGTCCGCCGAAAATACCGTGAACGCCGAACCTGCGAAGAGCAAGTTCGGCGTTTCTATTTACGCTGGTCCGTCCATTCTGGGCTACATCCAGAAGAACACGATTTACCCCTGCGCTGCTGCGGAGGCGGTAGACCGTGACGATGTAAAAATCGCCACCGAGAAATATCCCGGCGTGGCCGATTTCATCATCGACATGGACGAGCTTCACACCACGCCCGAAAAGGCAAAAGCACGCGGCGAGGCTATCCTTGCGTATGCCCGGATGCTCGCCAAATCCAAGTAAGGAGGATTACATACTATGGCAGATCATGGTATTAACGTCAGCCGCGCCGACACCGCCGTGGCGACCCCGAACGCCGCAACCTGCGGCATTCCCTTTGTCATCGGTACTGCACCGCTGTCCAAGTCAACTGGCACCGCTGCGACCGCTGGCACCCCGGTGCTCTGCACCAGCTACACCGAAGCGGAGGAACAGCTGGGCTATGACGATGACTGGGCAAAGTACACCGTTTGCGAAGTGATGCACTACCACTTCAAACTGTGCGCTTGCCAGCCTGTCATTTTCCTGCCCCTAGCAGAAAACGCGGAAGCAGCAGCCGTGGCAGCTGCCGTTGAGCAGGTCGAGGCTTGCCTGACTATGTTCGGCATCGTACCCGACCTGATTATGGCACCCGGCTTCTCCAAGGATGCTACCGTTTCCGCTGCAATCGATGCGAAAGCTGGCTCTATCAACGGCATGTTCACTGGCAAGGCTCTGGTGGATATTTCCGCAAAAACCTACACTGCTGCGGTTCAGGCAAAAAACAGCGGCACTTTCACCGAAAAGACCATCCTGTGCTGGCCTAACGGCACTCTGGGCAATCTGAAGTTCCATGGCTCCACCGTCATGGCGGGCTGTCTCGCGGAGACCGACACCAAAAATGGCGGCATCCCTTACGAGAGCCCCTCTAATAAGACTGTCCATATTGATGGTCTGTGCGATGACGATGGCAACGTCATCAATCTGACCTACAATCAGGCAAACGTGGTCGATGCCGCTGGTATCTGCACGTTCCTGAACTTCATGGGCAGCTGGACCGCATGGGGCAACCACACTGGCTGCTACCCCAAGTCCACCGATGTGAAGGACTACTTCATCCCCATCAGCCGGATGTTCGACTACGTTTCCAACACGCTCATCAAGACTTTCTGGTCTAAGCTGGACAAGCCGATGAACCGCCGCCTGATTGACACCATTCTGGACAGCGCGACCATCTGGCTGAACGGTCTGGTCGGTGCAGGCTACCTGCTGGGCGCCCGCGTGGAGATGCTGGAAAGCGAGAACCCTCTGACCAGCCTGATGGCGGGCAAAATCAAGCTGCACGTCTACATGACCCCGCCCTCTCCGGCGCAGGAAATCGACTTCGTGCTGGAGTATGACGCTGACTATGTGACCAGCGCACTCCAGTCCTAAAGAGGAGGTATATCTATGGACCAGTCTGTTGTCAACTTTGCTGTCTATGAGGATAGCATCGAATACGAGGGCATGGCACAGGTTACTCTGCCTGATGTTACCATGTTAACCCAGACCGTTTCCGGCTCTGGCATTGGCGGCAACATTGAGGCTGTCATCATGGGCCATCTGGACGCCATGACCCTTGGCCTGAACTTCCGCACTACCACGCCGCAGTCGGTCAAGCTGGCAGAGATCCGCCGCCATCAGATTGACCTCCGCGTGGCAAACCAGTACGAGGACAACATCAACGGCACCGTTGATGTTCGTTCCGAAAAGCACGTCATGGTCGTCATCCCGAAGTCCACCAAGGGCGGCACTATCGCCCCGGCGACTCCCGCCAACGGGTCTGGCGAGTACGTTGTCCGCTACTGGGCAACTTATCTCGATGGCAAGAAGGTGCGTGAACTGGACCCCACCAACTTCATTTGCTACATCAACGGCACGGATTATCTGGCAGCTGTCCGCAAGGCACTGGGCAAGTAATCAGAGCCAATCGTTATGCCGGGGCTGCATTTTGCGGCTCCGGCCTATTTTTTAACTGCGAAAGGAGCAGCCGCTATGAACACCACCATCAGCGATAAGGAGTACGATGCAGCCATCGCCGCTGCGAATAAAGCTGCAGCCGACCCTTATGTGTACGTCCACAAGCTCATTCAGCCGTTTGAGTATGAGGGCAAGAAGTACGACACCCTGACGTTTGACTTCGGCAAGCTGACCGGCAACGATTCGCTTGCAATCGAGGCTGAAATGTCCGCTCTGCGCCAGCCGGTTATCGTGCCGAGCATGAGTGCGGGCTATCTGATTCGTATGGCCTGCCGTGCGTGTACGCAGCCCATCGGCGTTGACGTTATCGGCGCAATGAGCATTCGGGACTACAACACCATCCGCACCAAAGCAAGAAATTTTTTGATGCTGTCGGATGTGTAACTGATGATGGTGGAGAGTGGCTGCGGCGGCAAGCCCTTCTGATGGCGCAGGGCAACAACACCCCTGCACCGTACTGGCTTGCCATGCCTCTGTGTCAACTGCGGCAATGGATTGATACCAACAATGCCATTGTTGCCGAGCGCGAAAAGGCGAGAAAGGCGAAGTAGTGGCTCGAAAAGAATGGGAGTTGCTGTTCAACCTGTCCGCCAAACAGAACAGCAACTTCTCCAGCACCTTCAAGGCTGCACAGTCGGCTCTCGTGGAAACACAGAACAGAATCCAGCAGCTGAACAAGGTACAGTCCGACATAACCGCGTACCAGAAGCAGCAGCAGGCCGTTGACTCCACCAAGCAGCGGCTGGCCGTCTTGCAGCAGCAGTACGATAACATCCAGAAAGAGATTCAGGAGACCGAGGGCTATTCCTCTGCGCTGGAAAACAAGCTGATTTCCAAGCAGGCGCAGATCGACAAGACCACGACCTCCCTGCACACCTATGAGCAGCGTCTGGCTGCCACCGGGAACACCCTGCGGGAAGCTGGCGTGGACACCACGCAGCTGACAGCAGAAACCACCCGGCTGGAAACAGAGGTCGATAAGCTGAAAGACCAGCAGGTTGACCTCAAAAAGACCATGGACGAGGCCGGAGAGGGCGCAAAGGGCTTCGGCGAGAAATCTGTCGAAGCTATTGACGCTGTCGAATCTGTGCTTGCTACGGCGGGCATCGCAAAAGCCCTTGACGAAATTAAAGACGCATACATGGACTGCATCAACACCGCAGGTGATTTTGAGGCATCCATGAGCAACGTCGAAGCCCTGTCCGGGGCATCTGGCGATGAACTGGAAGCCCTGTCCGACAAGGCCAAGGAGATGGGCGCAACCACCAAGTTCACGGCTGGCGAATCGGCTGACGCTTTGTCTTACATGGCTCTGGCGGGCTGGAACACCCAGTCCATGCTGGAGGGCATCAGCCCGGTGCTGAATCTGGCCGCCGCTGCCAACATGGACTTGGCGCAGGCATCAGATATTGTCACCGACTATCTGACCGCCTTTGGCCTGAAAGCCTCCGACACCACGCATTTTGTCGATGTGATGGCCTACGCCATGGCTCACTCCAACACGGATGTGATCCAGCTGGGCGAGGCATACAAGGCGTGTGCATCCACCGCCACCTCCCTCGGCTACTCTGTCGAGGAAACCACCGCAGTTCTGGCTACCATGGCCAATGCCGGCGTTAAGGGTGGCGAGGCTGGCACAGCCCTGAACGCCATCTTTACCCGCCTTGCCACCAACACGAAAAAGTGCGGTGACGAACTGGCGAACTATGGCGTGAACATCTACGATGCACAGGGCAATATGCAGTCCCTGTCCAGCATCCTTACCGGGATTGCCGGGGCCTGGGGCGACCTGACCGACCAAGAGCAGGCCAACCTTGCCAAGACCATCGCTGGCACGAACCAGTATTCCAAGCTGCAAACCATCATGGCCGGGTGCAGCGAGGCCGCCGCCGAGGGCGGGCAGTCGTTCTCCGACTACACCGAAGCCCTGAACAACTGCGCCGGATCTGCCGACAAGATGGCGGGCACCATGCTCGACAACATGAACGGCAGGCTGGTTCTGATGCAGTCCGCCGCTGACGGCCTGAAAATCGCCATCGGCGAGGATTTGACCCCTGCCATGTCCGGTCTGTACGATGTTGGCGCGCAGGTTCTGGGCTGGATGCAGGGCTTTGTCGAGGAAAACCCCGGCGTGGTCAAGGGCATTGCCGCCGGAACGGTCACGCTTGGCGGCTTGGTTGGAACGCTGACCGCTGTGGCTGCTGGCATCAAGCTGGCTCATGCAGCGGCAACGTTGTTCACTGGCTCGTTGGCTGGCCTTGCTGGGCCGCTGACGCTTGCATCTGTGGCGATTGCTGGAACGGTCACTCTCGTTACTGCGCTTGCCACATCGTCTGACGATGCCGTTCCGTCTGTTAAGGAATTGACCAGCGCGGCGCGAGAGATGGGCGACAGCATGGAGGAAGCTGGCAACAACTATGATGCCACGCTCTCCAACATGGAAGCTACCGCCAGCGTTGCCGACCAGTACATCAGCAAGCTGGAGGCCATCGAAGCTGCCACAAACGGCAATACTGCCGGGAATGCCGAGTATCACGATACCCTTGCCCGTCTGTCTGCGCTGGTGCCCAGTCTGGCAGATGATATTGACCTTGAAACAGATTCCATCAAGGGCGGAACCGAAGCCCTGCGCCAGCACACGGACGCTTATGTGGCCGATGCAAAGGCGCAAGCCCGGCAGGAATACCTGAACGGTCTATACGAGCAGTACAACAATGTGCTGGTCGAAAGCGCGGAAAACGAGACCAAACTTGCTACCGCACAGGCTAAGGTCGAAAAGTCCAATGCTGGGATGTCCGCTGCTTATGATAAGCTGCTTACCACCCTCGGCATGACGGACGAACAATTCAAGTCCACTTATGGCACAGTCCAAGATATTCCTTGGCGTTCCATGAGCGAGGATGTGCAGCAGCTGCGCACCGAGTACATGGGATATTCGGACGACCTCGTTACCGCCCGGCGAGAAGTCGAAAACTACACCGAGGCCGTGGAAAAGGATCAGGAAGCCATTGATGCAGCTGAGGCAGAGTATCAGGAAGCCAAGGATGCAGTCGATTCCCTGAACGCGGCGCAGCAGGATGCCGCCAACAGCGCAAACGATGTGGCTGCACAGGAGCAGGCTGTCACCGATGTTATCAACAGTGCAGAGGCGGAAATTCAGGAACTCGTTTCGGCATACATGGACGCTTACAATGCGGCCTATGACAGCATCACCAAGCAGTACGACCTGTGGGATACCGCCGAAAAGGTTGTTGCCACCTCCGCATCCAGCATCAACTCCGCGCTGGAAAGCCAGATCACCTACTGGGACAACTACAACCAGAATCTTGAAAGCCTGACCGAGCGCGCTGCCGATATTGACGGCTTGAGCGATGTTATCGCCAGCTTTGCCGATGGCAGCAAGGATTCTGTGAACGCCATTGCTGGTATGGCAGCTGCGTCGGATTCCGACCTCGCAAAGATGGTCGAGAATTACCGCTCCTTGCAGGAGGCGCAGAAAACCACCAGCGAGAGCATGGCCGACCTCGAAACTGGCATGAGCAATGCCATGGACGAGATTGCACAGAATGTGGCGGACAGTGTTGCCGACATGGACTTGAACGACGAGGCCATGAAGAGCGCACAGTCCACCATTCAGGGCTTTATCGACGGCGCAGAGGGCATGATGCCTCGTGTCAAGGAGGCATACGAAAAGGTGGCGAACGCTGCCTCTGATGCGCTGGCCGGGGCAAATAAGCGTTACAACATCGACCAGAAAAACGGCAATATCCCCGGCTATGCAGTTGGTACGGAATCTGCCGCGCCGGGCTTTGCCATCGTTGGTGAGAACGGCCCGGAACTGGTCTACTTCAACGGCGGCGAAACCGTGCTGACTGCGCCGGAGACCCGCGCAGCGTTCAACGAGGCACGGCAGCTGGAGCAGATCACCAGCACAAATGCGATTGACCTGTCCGCTGTCCGGGATGCCATCCGTGAGGAGCAGGAAGCCCAGACTCTGCGTGAGGAGTACAACCGATATGTAGAAACAGTCAATGGCAGCAATTCAGTCTACTTCAACGGCGGCGAAACCCGCTCCGTTGCGGAAGTGCAGCTGCCCGGTGGCTCTGCATCTGGCGGCTCCAACGCCAGCAGCGCGGCGCCTATCACCGTTGCGCCCGTCTACCACATCTACGGTATGCGAGACACGGATGAACTGCGAAGCGTCCTGACCGCCCAGAATGACGACCTCCGGGAAGCTGTGCTGGAAATCGTGAACGACAACGACACCGATAATTTCAGGAGGGGTTACGCATGAGCAAAATCTACACCACCGTGCAGGGCGACCGCTGGGACAGCGTGGCATACACGCAGCTTGGTAGCTGCGCCCTTGCACCCCGCCTGATGGCTGCGAACTCGCAGTATCTGAACTATTTTGAGTTTCCTGCCGGAATCGTTTTGACGCTCCCGGAAATCGAAACCAAGACGAGCTCGACCCTGCCGCCGTGGAAGAAGGTGGTCACATGAGCGATGAAAATACTGCCCGCCATGCCGAGTGTACGGTGGAGTTTGACGGCGTGGACATCACCAGCAGCATCGCTCCGTATCTGCTCTCCCTGTCCTTTACGGACAACGAGGAAGATGCCAGCGATGACCTGCAAATCAAACTCCAAGATCGTGAGGGTGTCTGGATGACCGACTGGCTCCAGAAGATGATAGACGGCGATGTGTCGGCTGCATCTTCTGATGGCTACAAGGTCGGTGATGTGGTGCAGTTCCTTGGCGGTCCGCACTATAAGGCATCCACCGACAAAAAGGCAAACGGCAAGCCCAAGGCTGGCCCCGCCAAGATCACCATCATCAAACAGGGTGCGCTGCATCCGTACCACATCATCCACACCGATGGCACATCCCGCGTCTACGGCTGGGTGGATGCCAGCGAGATCTCCGGCAAGTCTGGCGGCGGCTCTTCTGACTCCTCCTCCGGCAGCGGAGAAGAAAGCCTGAAAATCCGTGCTACCATCACCGCCTGCAACTGGCACTCTGACGGAAAGGACGAGGCACTGGACTGCGGAACCTTTGAACTGGACAGCGTGGTTGCGTCTGGACCGCCCGGCATTATCACCATCAAGGCCATTGGGCTGCCCTACACGAGCCAGATCCGGCAGACCAAGCAGAGCAAGGGCTGGGAAAAGTACAAGCTGTCCGGCATTGCCAATGAAATGGCATCCAAGAACGGCATGACGACCCAGTTTCTTGCAAAGAAAGACCCTGAGTACAAGCGCGTGGAGCAGTACCGCTGCTCCGACATCGACTTTTTGCAGCAGCTTTGCCACGATGCAGGGCTGTCGCTGAAATGCACTGATGGCAAAATCGTCATCTTTGACCAGCAGGAGTACGAGGGCAAGGACGCTGTGTGGACTACCACGCTGGGCGACAAAAGCTATATCAAGTATAGCCATTCGCTCGGTCAGGCTGGAACACAGTACGCGTCTTGCCGAGTGTCTTATGTTGGACCGGACGGAAAGGCCATCGAGGGCATTGCCTATGTCAAGGACTATGATGCCAAGAGCAAGACCAATCAGCAGCTGGAAGTCTACGCCCCGGTCACAAGCAAGGCGGAGGCAAAAGAACTGGCTGTAAAGAAACTCCGGCTCTACAACAAGTATGAGCGTCAGATGAGTTTTACCTATCCGGGCGACTCCGGCAAGGTGGCTGGCCTGACGTTCAATGCGGAGGGCTTCGGTCCGTGGTCCGGGAAGTACATCGTGAAGCAGTCTAAGCACACAGTATCTGGCTCTGGTGGGTACACCACGCAAGTCATTGGCCGCCATACGCTGGGAGGTTACTGATGAACATGAACGTCGATGTTCGCATCGGAAAAGTTACCGATGTGAACAAGAAAAAACGCCTTGTGCGCGTGAAGTTCGAGGACACCGGGATTACATCTGGCTGGCTGCCTGTGATGCAGCACTACAAGGCTATCGTATACACCGAGGAGGCGGGGCTGCACGATCACCAGTTTACGCACCCGGCTCCGTATCCACTGAAAATCCTCAACACCCAGAACGGCACCCGCCAGATTTGGGATGAGGAGGAAAAGGTCACGGGCGCGGACAACTCCACAAACCACCAGCATAAATCCCATGTGGTGTGGTGGGTGCCCGCCATTGATGACATCGTGATCTGCCTGTACCTGCCGTGCTTCAACGCTGACGGCTTCGTGTTGGGAGGGATTTATCCGTGATTGTTGGATGCCTTGGAGGCATTATCTTTGCCGTGTTCGATGGCTACGTCAAAACCATCAAGGACATGGCGCAGAGCGTGTCTGCCAGATACACCACCCACCAACGTGCCGGAGGCAAGGCTCTGGCCGAGTTTACGGGCACAGATGCCGACACCATCACGTTCGATATTGAACTTTCGGCGTACCTTGGCGTGGCTCCAAGCGAGCAGCGCGAGATCCTGAAGGGGTATGTCGATAATCACACGACGCTGCCGTTCGTCCTCGGCAACGAAGTCTTCGGCAGCTATCGGTGGGTCATCAAATCCGTGAAATTCAAGACCAAGTACACAGACGCTTTCGGTGTTCCGACATGGATTACTGCGAGCGTCACTTTACTGGAATATCCGAGAGAGTGAGGCGATTTTATGAGCAATTATCTGGTGTCGGCAAATGACCTAACCGCCATTTCCCTCGGCGAGCAGGATACCGTGGCCAGCGTTCTGCAGAACATCGCCGTCATCCTATCCACGCCGAAAGGCACTGTGCCGGGCTACCGGGAGTTTGGCATCGACATCTCGGATATTCTTGACCGCCCGGAAAACGTGGCGCAGCCTATGCTCTGCGCCGCCATCAAGGAAGCCATCGAACGGTTTGAACCGAGAGCCACCTATATGGGGACTACGTTCAAATCCTCCAAGGACAACCCCGGAACGATGCTTCCCGTTGTGGAGGTGAGCATCAATGCGTAGTACCGCAGACCACCAGTTCATCAGCACCGACGTTGACGAACTGGATGCGCTGCTCTGTGCGGGGTATGAGCAGGTTTTTGGCACATCCGTGCGCCCAGGCAGCCCGGAACGGCTGTTCATCTCGTGGATTGAGGACGCGATAATCTACGAGCGTGCCCTCAACAACCACGCTGACAACCAGAATCTGCCCAGCCGGGCAGAGGGTGAGAATTTGGATGCGCTGGCTGAGCTGTTTTACTTGCAGCAGCGTCCGCAGCCTACCGCAGCAACCTGCACCATGCGTTTCAACATCAGCGAGGCGCGGCAGAGCGCAATCCTCATCCCGTCCGGCACTCGCGTCACGGATGCAAACGCCACTCTGTACTGGGCGACCGCCGAGGACGAGTACATTCCCATCGGCTCGACCTATGCAGATGTGACCGTTACCTGCCAGACCGTTGGCACGGCTGGAAATGATTATGCGGTCGGCGATATCAACACCATCGTTGATGTGTACGACTACTACTCCGGCTGCTCCAATGTCACCATCAGCGCAAACGGCAGCGATGCTCCGAAAGACGATGAGTTTTACGAACTGCTGCTGGACAGCCAGAGTGCGTGGTCCAGTGCCGGGCCTGTTGGCAGCTACAAGTATTTCGCAAAGAGCGTGTCCACGAAAATTGCGGATGTTGTGGCAAACAGCCCCAGTCCCGGCACCGTCTGTCTGTATGCTGTCATGGATGATGGCAATATCGCAGGAGAGGAAACCAAAAAGGCCATGGTCGAGGTCTGCTCGGCTGATGAAGTCCGACCGTTGACCGACCGTGTCATCTCTGGCGACCCCGATGTTGTGACCTACAATATCAACCTGACCTACTATCTGACCCGTGATGGCGACATTTCCGCTACCGATGCGCAGACACGAGTAAACGAGGCTGTGCAGCAGTACATCAAATGGCAGTCCGGCAAGATGGGCCGGGATATCAACCCCGACAAGCTGCGGTATCTGCTGCTGGAAGTCGGCATCAAGCGTGTGGATCTCAAACAGCCGGCATTCACTCCGCTGGAAGACGGAAAACCGTCCGTTGACCTCACCTCGGACAAGGTGCCGCAGGTAGCCAAGGTGGGCACGGTCACCGTGCAGAGCGGAGGGTATGAGGATGAGTAACTACACCATGACCGCCGAGCAGATGATGGATGGCTTTCCGCTTGCCCTCCAGAAAGACCCTAAAATGGTCGCTCTGGCTCATTCCATCGCCAACGTGCTGGAAATGCGGCTCGATGAAGTCACCCTCGGCCAAATCTACACCCGCATCGATGAACTGCCGGAAGACCTGCTGGATATTCTAGCGAAAGACTTCGCCGTAGACTGGTACGACCACGACTACGACCTCGCTGCAAAGCGGCGCACCATCAAGTCCGCGCCCTACATCCATCGTCACCGGGGAACCGCCGGGGCTGTGCTGCGGGGCATCCGGGCTATCTATCCCGGTTCCAGGCTGGAGGAATGGTGGCAGTATGGCGGCGAGCCGTACCACTTCCGGGTCATGCTGGACATGAGCGGCTCCGATGCGTCCTACGTCAGCACCGAACGTGTGCTGTGGGCCATCGGCTACTACAAGAGCCTGCGGTCGCACAACGATGGTGTGTACTACCAGAGCACGTTCGGCATCGAGATCGTGACCAGCAGCGGCTACATCGTGTATGCGGTGCGGCGATGCGGCACGTTCCCCAAAACTGCCACACAGGGCGGCATCTCCGCTGGGAACATCATCATCGTTACGGACGAGTTCGGCGGCAGCTACGCTCACCCCCGCACCGGGCAGCTCGACGCTGGCACGTTCCCGGCCACAACCACACAGGGCCGCACTGCCGCCTCGGAAATCGAGGTTTTGACGGTGGACAATGGTGGAGCCTATGCACCGGAGAAACTGGCTGGAACCTACCCGGAGACGGCCACGCAGGGCTTCGATGATGCGGGGTATGTTGTTGTGCAGACCGCAGACGGCAGCAGCACATACGCGGCCCCGGCATCCGGCGACCTGACAGCCGGTCTGCATCCGGCAACCGCCACATCCGGCGGTACATCAGGCGGAGGGCTTGTTGCCGAGGAATCCGGCCTCGGCGTTTCCTACATCGCAAAGGTGTGCGGCAGCGCACCGGGAATAAATTTTTAAGGAGGTAGCAGCATGATTGATTCGGCTGGCTTCGCAGACCTGCGGGGCTATCTCAAACGGCGCATTGCCTGTGCGCGTTTCCGTGTCGGCTCGACCTACTACACCGTTCCGCTTTCCGGCATCGACATTCTGGCTGATGGTACTGTCCGCGCCAGAGTGTCCATCACCGGGCTGGGCGAGATTACGGTGAACCGTGTGGAACTGCTCAACTCGGACAATCAGGTCTGGGCGCACGAGGACGTAAACATCAAAATCTCGACAGGTCAGACTGGTATCCTGTACTGGTTTGACTTCACGTTCACCGAGAAAAAGAAGGAGGAGTGACCGTGTATCATAAAACTGATTGGCGTGACCATGTTACGGACAAGCCCGGTCTGTACATCATCACCGACAATAAAGACGGAACGTCGACCATTACCCCTGCTGGCAAGGTGATGCAGCAGGGCACCCCGCAGGATCAGGAGCACTTCAACAACATCGAAAACGGTGTATGGGATATTTACGCCGCTCTCGGCATGATGTTCAATACCGTTCGGCAGCAGGGCTGGCAGCTGAACGAAACTGTGGCCACTGTCGATAACTCGTGGCAGATCGTGTCCGGCAGCGTTGACCTGACCAACGCCCGCACCTATCCCTGCAACAACTCCAAAAAGAGCGTGTCGCTGGGCAAGAACATGGGCAGCACCAGCTATCCGGTTATGACCGAACTGGTCAAATCCGATGGCCCTGTCGGGGATATTGAGGTCAGCGAGAAGCTGGTCAACGGCTTCAAGCTGGCCTACAACGGCTCCGCAAAGTCTGCCACCATCAAATACATCGCAATCGGAGGTACTCTGAAATGACCGTTATCGAAAAAAATTCCGGCACCAAGATTCCCTACGAGGTCGTCAAGAACAAAATCTGCTTTGATGATGACCTGACCATCAACCTCGCCAAGCGCGAGGACGACCGTGACGTTCACATCGATGTGTGCTACGACAGCTATGGCGAGCTGGTCATCGGCGCAGCTGCCGGCCGCAGTTATGTGGCAGAAATCGATATCCCCGCCCGCCGGTACACCCAGCCGGAGCCCATTGAGGAAGTGACCACAGACGGCGAGGAGAACGCCGAGGGCGGCGCCCGCATGGGCAACAGCACCCCGGCTGAGCCGATTCCGTTCTCCATGGACAATGTAACCCTGACCCTGTGGGCCATCGACTGATAGGAGGTAACTACTATGGCTGCAAATTTTGATCTGACCAATTTGGCTGTCACTGGCCTTGCACCCGGCAATGAGCTGATTTACGACAACGCCGGCATGCCGTCCATCATGGTGAAGATCCCGAAGATGACCTACAAGCAGCTGGGCATGGGCGAAAGCACCGCCGTGCACCCTGCGTTTATCGTCAACGGCACCGAGGTAGACGCTATCTACATTTCCAAGTACCTGAACATCGTGCAGGATGGTCGTGCCTATTCCATCGGCGGCGTTGACCCTGCTGCTGGCATGAACTTTGATCAGGCTCGCCAGTATTGCGAGGCAAAGGGCGAGGGCTGGCACTGCATGACCCGCATCGAATGGGGGCTGATTCTGCGCTGGTGCATCGCCAACGGTTTTCTGCCCAAGGGCAACACCAGTTTTGGCAAGCATCCCAGCGAGAACGTCTACAAAGCCATTCCGACCTACAAGGACGGTGACAAAGGCACTGGTCGCACTGCCACTGGCACCGGTCCTCTGACTTGGTATCACGACCAGACCCCGTCTGGTATTGCTGACCTCACCGGCAATATCTGGGAGTGGTCTGGCGGCGTTCGCATGGTATACGGCGAGCTGCAGATTCTGGCCAATAACAACGGTGCGGATTCTGCACACAGCCAGTCTGCGACCTCTGCAGAGTGGAAAGCCATCAACGCCGCGGACGGCACTCTGATTACCCCTAACGGCAGCGGCACCACTTCCGGTTCTGTTAAGGCTGACCATATCAACAACAAGCTGGTCTGGTCCACCAATATTACCGTCAAAAAGGACGAATCTGACTACGAAACCGAGGCGCAGATTGAGTGCGACAGCACCATCAAGGACGGCGCGAAGCTGTGGCTGTACAACCTCGGTTTCTTGGAGTATCCCGGCGATACGCTGGAAGATGGCAATGGCTGCTGGTTTAACAATGGCGCTGCCGAACGGTGCTTCTCCTCCGGCGGCGGCTGGAGCAACTCCTCTTACGGCCTCGCCTCGTTCAACGGCGGCCACCCGCGTTCCCTCACGAGGGCGGACTTGGGCTTCCGCTCCGCTTTTGTGAAACTGCCCACTGCCTGACTGTGACCTGTTTGCTGTGCGATAGCACAGCACGTTCCCTCGACCCCGCGAAGCGGGGTCGTTTATAAAATTGATTTTTTGCTTTTCGGTGGATTTTGCCGAAAACCGGAAGAATCCACCGAAAGGCAGATTTTCAATGCAAATCTTGTTATACTATCCCGCGTTCGGAGGAGGGTCTACCGCATGGCAGAAGAATTGAAACTTATGCAGAAAGTATACGACATGATGGAGTATGCTTATCCGGCTTTGGCCCAGTATCCGAAATCGGAAAAATTTGCGCTTTGCACGGATATAAAGCACTGCATGGATATCATGTTGGAGCGTACCATAGAGGCGCAGAAAAAGTATTACAAGAAGACTACCTTGCAGGAACTGGACGTTGAGATTATGAAGCTCCGCGCATATCTCCGGCTGTCCCATGAGTTAGGATTCCTGCCCATGAAGAAATACGAAGTCTGGTCTGGCATGGTGGTCGAAATCGGAAAGATGTTGGGCGGCTGGCTGAAAACCGTCAACGGTCAGCCGAAAAACATAGGGAATCGGCCGTAGCGTGCTTCTACTCCGGCGGCAACTGGAACAACTCCTCTTACGGCCTCGCCTCGTTCAACGGCAACAACCCGCGTTCCAACACGAGGGCGAACTTGGGCTTCCGCTCCGCTTTGCCTCATCGTCAGATACTGCAAGCTCATGGGCTTGCTCTCAGTACAGAGGGATAAAGGGGTCGATTCCCTTGGTTGCAATATGCAGCCTGAAAACACCAGTATTCTGGCCAGTGTTCCGGCGTGTTGGGCGCACGGCACTCGTCAGGGTGCGACCTCAGGAGGGATTTGTTGGAAAAATACAGACACGTTTTTGAACGTTTTGCAACGTTCGACAATATGTATGACGGTTATCTGAAAGCCCGCAAACACAAGCGGCAACAGGATTGCGTACTCCAGTACACAAATCTCCTTGAGGATAATTTGATAGATTCGGTGAATCGGCTCCAGTGGCATGAATACCACACCGGGCAGCTTCACCAGTTTTATGAATACTATCCGAAGCTGCGACTTATCAGCAGCTTGCCGTTTTACGATAGGGTTATCAACTGTGCAGCGCACAATGTCCTGTGGCCTATCTACCGCAAGTCGATGTATGAGTACAGTTTCGGCAGCATCGAGGAGAAAGGTCCTATCCGCGCATCGAGGACTGTTCAGCAGTGGATGCGAAGCTATGCCCGCAAGCCGGGTGACTGGTACATCGTCAAGATGGATATTGCCAAGTTTTTCTTCCGCATCCCGGTGGACATTCAGCTGCGGGAACTTTCCAAACCGCTGGATGACCCGGACATGGTGTGGTTTCTGGAACAGGCTATCCGCTGCGATGGTCGGCCGCTGGGATTGCCCGTGTACTGCACGGACGTTACGACCGCCGAGCGGATCTCCGGCATCGGGATGCAAGTCGGCAGTCTCATTTCGCAGATGACCGCCAATGTGGTTATGACCCCAACGGACTACTACATCAAGCGGGAGCTGCAGGTGCCGGAACACGCTCGGTTCATGGATGACATGATGTGCATTGTCGATGGCAAAAAGGCGGCATGGGAAGTCGTGGGGTATGTCGATGACTACCTGCGTACCAATGTTGGTTTGCAGCTGAACGACAAAACAGCGGTTATCCCGCTTGGCAAACCTGTTGAATTTGTCGGGCGAAAAATCACCCCTGATAAAATCGAGCTGCGGCGGCAGACCTCTCTCGGCATGAAGAAACATCTTCGATATGTCAGACAGGCCTACGGTCGCGGCGAGGTTCCACTTGAGTACGCCCTGAGCGTGATTCAGAGCTATCTGGGCTTGATGCAGGACTGCAATAACGATGCCCTGCGAAATCAGATCCTGGAGGACTACGTTCTGGTTCGCCACTCACAAGATATGCTGGATGCAGCAGAATAAAACCGAAAGGCAGCTTCACCCGCCGGGGCGAGGCTGCCTTTTTTGTACAGGAGGACACAATGAGCATCCAAGAAATACTGACGGCGGGGGGCGGGACGATGATAGTCCTCCTCACGCTGGTCCAGATCGCCCCCATTAAACTGAACCCGTGGTCGGATATCATCAAGTGGATTGGGCACGCTCTGAACGCCGAAGTGCTGGAACAGCAGCAGAAAACCCAGAGGAAGTTGGAGGAGCATATCCAAGTTGATGATGAGCGCAATGCGAATCTTTTGCGTACTCAGATTCTGCGCTTCAATGACGAACTGATTGATGATAAGCACCACACAAGGGAGCATTTTATCGAGATTTTGGCCGTCATTGATGCCTATGAGGACTACTGCCGCAGCCACCCCGACTACAAAAACAACCGCTGCATCTGTGCCGTAGCGAATATCAAGCGGGTGTACAATGAGCGGCTTCAAAAGCACGACTTCTCTTGAAGGAGGTCTTCTACATGAGAGTCATTGTCTATCAGGCCAGCGACACATCCGCCCTGAGCAAGAACTTCACCCGCAAGGACTTCAAGTGCCCCTGCGGGTGTACTCGCCAGATGGTCGATTCGGAGCTGGTCGAAAAACTTCAGGCCATCCGGGATAAGCTGGGCAAGGCCATCAAGGTGACCAGCGGATACCGTTGCATCACGCACAATGCCAGCAAAACCGTTGGCGGAAGCCCAAATTCCAAGCACCGCTATGGTATGGCGGCAGACTGGCGCATGGTGAACCGCAGCATCAATCCTGTGGCCTTGGGCATCATCGCCGCCCAGTATTTCAAGGCGGTGGGCATCTACTGGTATGACGGCTGCGCCATCGTACACACCGATACCCGCGATGCAAAGGCAACGTGGCTGTGCGATGCCCCGCGGCACTACCCCAGCACCACCTACCAGAAGTTCATTCTGCCGACCATCCGCCGGGGATGCACCGGGGACGCAAACCGGGCAGCCACGAAGATGCTCCAGCGGCTGCTGGGGCTGACCCCGGACGGTATCTTCGGAGAGGGCACAGAGAACGCCCTGCTGAAAGCACAGGAGGCGAACGGACTGACTGTGGACGGCATCTGCGGTCCTGCCAGCTGGAAGACCATCTCCGGGGCTTCCAAGTACCTGTGAAACATCCGATATAACCAACACGACAAAACGGCGCAGGGGTGGCTCCCCGCGCCGCTGATACTTATAGGAGGCAATATCATGGAAGCTATGCTGAACTTCATCCCCGCACCCATCGCCATTGCTCTGATGCTGCTGGGCTTCGTTGCTCTGGCAGTCGGCGGTATCCGGCTTGGCTACAAGGCCACCGTCAAGGATCTGGCTCTGGAGCTGGTCGAAAAAGCCGAACGGTCCATCATGGGCAGCGGGCAGGGTGCCAAAAAGAAGAAGCAGGTGTTCGCGGCTCTCCGCGCCAAGTGCCCGGCGGCTATCCGCTGGGCTATCACCGACGAAGTGCTTGATGCCGTCATCGAACACGCCTTTGATGTTATGACTGCAGCACTTGGTAAAAAGTCTTGACTGCTACATGAGTGCCGTGTAAAATAGAGGCACTTGAAAAGCTTCGGCTTTTGTAGAGAGCGGCCCGGCATGGTCCACTCTTGATTTTATATTTGGCTACCTCGGTAGCGCGCAAAAATCCCCCTGCATTGACCTTCTGGCCAGTGTAGGGGGATTTTTTTGTTTGTTAGAACTTCATCTGTGCAGCGTCTTCAACACTCACGTCGTCGAAACACCGGGTCAGTTCATCAAGGACTTTGCGCTGTGTTTTCTCACTCAAACCGGCGTTGCGCATCGCCATGACACAGTAGCCGATGCAGGCTGCGTTTGACCACGGTCCATTCAGTGACAGGAGCATTTCTTCCATATCGATTACCTCCGAAGATCTCCATTGTATACGCGAACCAGCACCCAGTCGGACAGCGGTTTGACGTTCCCGGTCCAGTCCCGGAGAGCTTCATCTGTGCCGCAGGCCTCACAGATGTACACGCCCTTGGCGTGGCGGCTCAGTGCTCCGTGGGTCAGTTTGTCCGGCATCCTCTCGCCGCAGCGGGGGCACAGCGGCCAGCCCTGCTGCTGGTCATAGAGCATCTTTTCGATAGCTTTTTCGTCCGTCATTGTACTTCCTCCTTAAACATCTCGGCTAACCGAGTGATATGCAAACCAGTGACCGCGCCGCCGGAATAGATAGAACCAATTCGTGAGCTCCTGCCCTGTGCAGTCATAGGGGCTGTTGTAACTCTTCAAATAATGATGGCCAAGAAACCAGTCGGTAGCGTCCATCTCGTGCGCCTCGTCCAGCTTATCGGGCAGCTGAACAAGCTCCAGACGGCCGTCATAGTCGGCACTGATAATGCGCACATTGGAAACGGGGCGGTTATTGTAGGCCCGGATCTCCATCTTGACGGTTGCGGCCAAGTTTTTCACGGCAGCCCTCTTTTCAGCAGAGGCCGGAACGTCGCTCTGCATGAACATCAAGAGCGCATACGCATCCCGAAGCCTCTCGTTGTCTGTAATGCTGAACATGGTCAAATCCTCCTTTTGTAATTTGGATGCGTTGAAAGTTCATCCATCCGCTCCAGCGCAACTATCCGCCCTTTCGGATTCATCAGACGGAAATAGCGGAGAAGTTGCTGTTCTTCTGGCGAAAGGCTTTCGTCGTAAATTCCGGTTTCTAACCAATGTGCATCAACACCGAGCGCATCTGCAAACCGGTGAATTGTTGAGGGCTTTGGGCTCTCTTCACCACGCTCATATCGCCCGACGAGAGAACCCGAAATTTCCAACCTCTCTCCAAGTTCTGCCACTGAAAGCCCTTGCCGCTTTCGCACCGTTCGGATTCTGTTGCCGAGGCTTTCTGTTATACCAAAAGCCGGAAGAAACGAACTGACTGGTAAATCCAAGGCTTCTGCGATTTTTTGTAAGGTTGCGATTCTGGGAATTTGCTTTCCACTCTCATATTTTCGGATGTTGGCAGCATCGATTCCACAACGTTCACCTAACTCTTCTTGCGTAAGGCCTCGAAGCTGACGAGCGGTTTTGATTTGTTCTCCCATCGACATAATTATGCGCCTCCTTCAATGTCCGGGGACTGTTCTCTCAATAAATTCTTGTACGGCCTGCGAAGTTGTGCGCCTGCCCAATTCCAGTGCTGCTCTGCATACACAGTCAGGCTTTCGGCGTACTTTGCGGCAGAGTGGGCATCAAAGAACACCTTGCTGCCGACCTCGGCCATCTTGTAGTGATAGGGAGTATTGAAGCCTCCCGGATTCTTCCCGACCAGCTTCACCTCGGTATACCCACCTTTCAGAAACCCCACAACTGTGGCCTCGCAGACACAGTATTCATTCAACGGGGCCGCGTGCTCTGGAACGTAATAGAGATGCTCACATACATGGAACATCGTGTCGCCGATTTCCGGCTTTCTCCCCATGCGCATTTTGCGCTCCCTCCTTACTTCATGTTCTGGCGTTCCCAAGCGACCAAGCGGCAAAATTCCTCGCGGGACATGGATTCCGGCTTGCTGGTCTTGATGTAGTTCTGCTGGCCGAAGATCTCCAACTGCTCGATGTTGTCCGGGCTTTGGGTGATGATTTTCGCCGGGCGCCAAACCTCGCTGCCAGGAATCTCTATGCGGTGCAGATACAGATTGCTGTCAAAATACCAATCGCTCTTGATGTACCGTTCTTCGGCATCCGTTCCCTCGATGGCCTCGATGTACTTGCTCAGCGCACCGAAGACTTCCAGCCGGGTGGGTGCTTTGTCAAGGTCGGTCACATCAAAGAGTTTGATGTAGGAGATCCGGCCACATTCAACGGCAAACTCCTCGATGGTGCCGGAATACTTGTAAAGTTTCATCGTCATATCCTCCGAATGCCCGTATAGCCAGATAGCACAGCTTGATTTATTCGGTTATGCGGCTTCGCTCTCGCTCTCTGCGAGGAATGCAGAGGTCAGATGGAGCCGGGCAGTTTTGAATTCAGGTCCACGCATTCCCAGACGCTTGGTCAGCACCCGGAGCATGAGGTCGTGTTTCTGCTGCTGGGTGTACCCGGCAACGGATTTGAAGTGGAGATTGTCGTGGTCACAGTTGATAGCCCATGCGCTCATTGCCAAGCAGAACTGGACGTAGGCTTTGATGCGGCCGGCATGAGTTGTGCCGTTGAACAGCCGGAACTCCACGGTGCCCTTTGTAAAGAATGCGTGGAGGTTGATTCCGTGGTATCTGGTGCTGTTGTAGTGGGAGGAATCCACGCCGCCATCGTATCCGTCATTCGCCACGCTGTACCAGATACGTTCTGCATCGTTCCGGCTTGCTCTGCCGTTCTTCTTCATTTCACGAAACAGGGTAGGATTGATTTTGTGGCACCAGTGGTCTGCACGGCTGCCAATTTGAAGGGCTTCGTAGAACAGATCCTGCCGCCCGGTGGCGAAGTTCAGCAGTCGGCAGAGGCTTTCGGGCGTGTGGTTCGCACCGTCAACGTGGACGTGGATACCACAGGAGCTGTTCGCCATGGCACCCTTCTTGACCAGTGCCCGGATGACCTCTTGCAGGTCGGTGATGTCCTCGTACTGGAGAATCGGGGTCACGACCTCGCAGCGGTAGGTATCGTCTGCCTCTACGATTGCACTACCTATGCGCCGCCGGGGAGTGATGGAACCGTCTCTCATGCACTTCCATACGCGGCCTTTGCCATCCTTGGCCTCGTACGTCTGGTAGGTACCACCTGCAAAGTGGATACCGCCGACACCGAAGTAGTTGGCGATGACGGAGGCGGCTGTTCCGCGGGAAACGCCCGTCATTTCAATCTCAACGCCGAAGTTCTGGCTCTGAATCGTGACCATCTTTGCGCCCTCCCCTTAGTGCAGCTGTGCAGCGTGCTTGTGGTAGGTGACGGTGTAGCGGCCACCGTGCTTGACGACCTTGATGTCGTCCATCTTCACGCGCCGGACACCGAACTTCTCGTGGATGTACTTTTTGACCATCGGAGCGGCCTTTGTGGTCACATCCACCGCACTGTCATTGCTGCGGCGGCTCTTGTAGCGGTCAAACCGCTTCTCCTCGGCGGCGTTTGCTTCCTCCTCTGTGCCGTAGAATCCATCCTGTGCGCGGTTGTTCAGACGATAGAACTTCTTGCTGCTGATGACCTCCAGACGCTCATTCCAGACGGTGCTCCAGCGGTCTTCCTGATTGGGCTTGATGTCGTCCTTGACCCGGCCGACAATCAGCTCCACGCCCTCAGTACCGAGGTAGTTGTTGAACGTGGTGAGCAGCACCCGGATGATCTCGGCGCCGTTGGTGAGGTCGATGTGAGCGACCTCGCCCTGGCTTCCGCCCATCGTTCCGGCGTTGATGTAGTAGCCCTGTGCCATGTAGCTGCTGGCTGCGGCGGTGAACTCGCGGTTAATGTCAATGAACTTCATGCTGAAAACCTCCGATTTACTCTTGACAAATCTTCAATAAAAAAATAAAATGGAGGTGCAAGGGGCTTGTGGATAACGGGCTTTTAGCGG